CCTCATCATGCTGGTGTCGGCGCTGTATGGCTACGAAAAGACGATGGCCGCCTATAAGGTGGCTGTCGAGCAGAAATATCGGTTCTTCAGCTTTGGCGATGCGATGTTGATAGAATAACCCCCACGAGTTACAAATGTAAATCAAACTCAGCCGCAAGGTTTAACCGCCTTGCGGCTTTTCTTTTGCAAAAATAATATCACACCTGTTGACTTGCTCGCAAATAGAAGTGATAATACAATCACAGAATGATTTACAAACACACAACGGAGAGTAGAGGGCACAAAAATGATGATTACATACAAAACCAACAGCGCAGTCGATACCAAGGAATCCGTTGAATGGTATTTTGGAAAATCTTTCGTCGCAAGCTCCACTGCATCCGCAAAGTATGAACACAAGAAGACCGGGAAAAGCATCTTCAAGTTCTGGCAGGATGGAACCGGCTGTCTCACCATCAAAATCAACTAAAAGGGGAAATGGAAATGTTTAAGAAGCTGGCCAAAATGATTTCCGAAATCAAAACCGAAAACGACCGAGATGCTACATTCTGGCAGATCGACCGTGAGTTTGAGCAGGAGAAGATCTCCGCAGCAGACCACGAGCTGCTTTATAAGCTGGCCGGAATGGTCGAAGTCGAGGAGGGCTAAAAAATGACTGTCAAGATCGCGCTGAAGAAGAAGTTCAACAAGAACACCGCCGCCTGTTTTTATACCGAGTACGCGAAGAGCGTCACCTGCAAGACCATCCCGGCCGCCGAAATCATGGCGATGGGCTTTGACGAAACCGACCCGCACGACCAGTACGTTGTTGTCGAGGACAAGGGCGGAAGCGAAAGCACGTTCCGCAACAGCTACGTTGACGTTTTTATTTCCTGAACAGGAGGGAGCGACATGAAAGCATCTAAGAAAATGGCAAAGGCCCTGCTGACCAGCGGCCAGTACCGCACCAAGAAGTACCTCTACACGCTGGGCTACAACATGTACGGTCAAGAGATCGTACAACGCACCCGGATCGACAGCGAGGGCCACAGAATCGGCAACGCATACTCAGCAGGATTTTTCAACGCCTATGACTACCCGGAAGAATGGAGAGAGAAAAATGTTTAATATCACTGATACCGAAAAGCTGCGGGATGCCTACATCTTCCTGACATTCGCTCAGAACGCCCCCGCCGCTGCACCTGAGAAAAAGGCCAACCGTGAAATCTTTATCACCAACACGAAGCGGGAAATCCGGGAATACAACAACCGCCCGATTTCCAACACGCGCATTATAAGCGCAGACTACGATGGACGCCTTGAACTTGTCCGACTGCCTGACGAGCTGGACACGGCACACAAAGAGGACGCCGCTGAGTGGTTCGATGATAACTGCTATCTGGAAGCCTACAACAGCCCCTATGACTGCACCGGGCAGGAGTTCACAAGCTGGTATCACCTGTTCCAGCGGCGGGGCCACTGGTACGCCTATCACATGGTCAGTCGAGACGTTTGAACCGAATACAGCAAAAGGCCCAGAACCGCAGGAAAGCGGCTCCGGGCCTTTTATATTGCGAGATAGGTAAACTTGTGAGATATTCCGTTCTTGAACGTCAGCGTTTCCACATGGCCGTTTCTCATGCGCACAGAATCGACGATCGACAAGAAGAACGACCGCAGCACAGACGGCTCCGTACATTCGGCCAAACCCTGAAAATAGATATACTCCCGCTCCTGCAACCGCTGGGACATGATAAAGCTGCTGGCCTGTTCCAAAAAATCGTCATCCGAAAGCGACTGCGCCCACGATTCCGATGTCAGCAGGCCGATGGACTTGTCCTGTTCTTTCAGATCGTTCATCAAGTCGTTTTTCTTTATCAGGTATTCTTTATCCGACATCTGCTTGTTTGAATACAGGTAGATGTGATCGAGCCGTGCGAGGGCGCGTTCCGTCTTTCGCTTATCTGCCCGCAGTTTGCGCAGCTCCGGGTCGAGATTCTTTTTAACCGTCGGCTTTTTCAGAAGCACCGAATCAGCGGGGGAGTATTCGGCCAGCATTTCATACAGGGCGGCCACGCTGGCCGAATCTATTCCGGCCACGTTCTTGAACGTATCGCCGCGCAGAAGCCGTGCTTCCAGATCAGCGGGGGATTTTATCTGGTCGAAGCTCTTTTGAGCATTTATCACGTTCAGGATGAAGTTTAGCAGAAATTCGCCCAGCACCGTGTCCGAGGTATATTTCGCATTGCAAGTCTTTGTCTTGCGCACGTTCGGGCAGCCATATTTGGCCGACCGATACCCGGACGCATGGAGCTTGCCCGGAGAAGCCGTAAAAGCGGCCCCACAGCAGGCGCACCATATAAGCCCGGAAAAGATATTGACGTTCTTCTGTGTAGCGCTCCTGCCGGGCGTATTGCGGTATCTGGCGTTTGAATCCAGCATCTTCTGAACCCTGTCGAATCGTTCCTTGCTCACAAGCGGGGTGTGATGATCTGGTATCACGACCCATTCGGATTCGTCCTTGATGGCCTTGCGCCCCGGTATCTTGTAATAATTATAGCGGTATGTGCCGATATACCACGGATTCCGAAGAATCGTCCAGACAGACACAGGGGAGAACGGATTGTGCTGGCGTGACACATAGCCGCGGTCGTTCAGCTCCCGCGCCGTGTGAACCAGCGAATCCGTCTTTTCGTACAAGTCGTACATTTCCAGCACAATGAAGCTTTCATCGCCATTGACGGAAAACGTCTGGGTTTCTTTGTTGTAATCATACCCAAACGGAACCCGGCCGCCGTTCCATGTGCCATCGTTCGCCCTGCTGATCATCGTGGCCGTGACGCGCTCCGCTGTCGTCTTGCGCTCCAACTCCGCAAAAATTAGCACCATTTTGAGCATTGCTTCACCCATCGCCGTGGACGTGTCGAATTGCTCATTGCGCGAGATGAACGTCACGCCGAGCATCTTCAATTCCTCATACATCTGGGCGAAGTCGAGCAGGTTTCGGCTGATACGGTCAATCTTCCAGACGAGCAGATGGGAGTACATACCGTTCCGAATCTGCATCATCATTTTTTGAAAGGCCGGCCGATCAGTATTCTTTCCAGAATAGCCTGCATCCTCAAAAATGGTATAGTCGCTGATGTTCAAAGCATATTCGCAGTAGCCGACAAGGTCTTTCCGCTGCATGGGCAGGCTGTCGCGGTCTACCTGATACGCGGTCGAAACACGCAGGTATATGGCCGCCCGCTGCGGCTTTTCTTTTGGCGCGTCGATTTTCTTCTTTCTCATTGCTGGGCCTTATCTTTCGGAACGTATTTTGCCAAAATCTGCATGACTTTTTCACGATCTTCTACGCTGGCCGCCTGATATGCAGCAAGCAGCGTTTGAAGTTCCTGAATGAATTCTTCCTGCGAAACCATAGCACACCTCTTATATTTTACTCTTTCTTTTCGGCATCCACGGCAGGATCAGCGACAGCCGCAACGTGGGTGCGCAAAAAGTCCTTGCACATGGAACGCTTTTCCACCGGGATGGAGCGGTAAATCGAAAGCAGCTCTTTTTCGTCAGCATCCAGCACGTCAAGGTTTTTGCGGCCGTGCGCTTTAAGCCGCTGCTTTTCGGTATCGGTCAAGATCACAATGCCGTCCCGGCCGTAAACCAGTTCGTCGATACTCATGCCAAGCCGTTCGGCCATGCCCTGAATCATATCCAGATGGGGAGCCTTGCCTTTTTTCAGGCGGGCGATGTTGGAACTCGCAAATCCGCTCTCAATAATGAGTCTGCTGGGTGCGATGTCGTGCCGTGCGCAGGCGTCCAAAATGTTTTCGTACAAGCCCATAATATAAAACACCTCACAAATTTACTCACAAATGAGAGTAAAAGCTGTTGACTCACTCACAAATGAGAGTTATAATAACAAATGTAAACCGACGAAAGCTCACAAAGTCGTTTACAAATGTAAGTATACCCTAAATATAGCATAGCTCACCAAAAAAAGCAAAGGAGGTCAAGAATTAAAATATGAAGCTCGAACTGCATCTGGACTGGAAGCGCACGGTCAAGACCATTATGACCATGAGAGGTCTGTCCAACAGCGATCTGGCGCAGGCTGCCGGTACTACCGACGCAACCATGCGGCAGGTCATCAACAAATCGGTCAAGGGAGCCGTGATGAACAAAGTCAGCGAGTATCTTGGTATCACCAATGCCGAAGTCCATCACGTCGTGATCGAGGTCGAATAACCTTACATCTATTTTACAGCATTGGAGCCGAGAAGATATGCAGAATGAGTGCAGCAAAGGCAATGACAACTATTACTTTTTGTGTCGGAAAAAAGCGTCGGAACACAACGACGCACTGAGCAGCCGCCTTGGAGCGGCGTCCCGTCTGAACATTTCGGAAAGCGCACTGCGCAACTATGAGGTCGATACCGCCAACGTGCCCCAGGATATTGTTTGCGCGATGGCTGACCTCTACGGTATGCCCGAAATGGAAACCCACTACTGCAAAAACGACTGCCCCATCGGAAAGCACGTCGGCAGCGCCATGACCTGCGAGGTCAGGAGCGTTGAAAGCGTGGCCGTCAACTTCCTGACACACACCAACGGCAACGACATTCAGGCCATGCAGAACGCTGTCCTGAAGATCGCCATTGACGGCAAAATCAGCCAGCAGGAACGTGACCAGCTCCGAAAGATAGTCGCTTTTATCGAAAACATCTCACGGGACGCAAGCGATATGCGGCTGCTGCTTGAGAGGAAGTGCCAGAATGGAGCTTAAAGACATTTTGCGCGACATCCTCAAGCGCGAATATGGCATCGAAACGGACGCCCAGCTCATGCAGGCTATTCGTGAGCAAAAGCCGCTGGACATCGGGATTTTCGTTTCACAGCCTGCAAGCCAACAGGCGAAAGCCTGCTGAACCATCCACAGGAGGTATGAACATGGAAGAACTTACCGTCCAGATTCAGAAACCCATCATCCCGCCGCTGGTCTGGAACAAAGAAGCCGTTGAAGCCTATGTCAATGATGCCGTTGAAAAGTACGTCGGCATCGTCTACACCGATGACATGATCGACGACGCGAAGAAAGACCGGGCAAAGCTCAACGCGTTGGAAAAACAGCTGGCAAAGGCTTTCACGGCCACGAAAGACGTTTACCTTGCCCCGCTGGCCGAACTGGAAACCGTGACCAAAGACCTGCGGCAAAAAATCAAGAAAACGTCCGGAGAAATCGACGTACAGGTCAAATCTTATGAGGATGCACTGAAGCAGGCCAAAAAGAACGACCTCTATCACGTTTACACCGCCGCCGCTGGTTCGCTGGCTGTTCTCGTACCGTTTGAAAAAATTTTTAATGAACGCTGGCTCAACAAGACCTACGCTTTCGGCACCGCCGAAAAGGAGCTGAAAACCATCATCGAGGAAAAGCGGCTGGAACTGGATGATCTGGCCGACGACTGCGAACCCGGCGAGGAATACGAAGCCGTAAAGCGGGCCTACCTCAAAAACCTGTCTATGAAAGAAGCCCGCGCCGAGCGCAAGGAGTTCCGCGACTTCAAGGCTCAGCAGGAGCAGGCAGCACAGGCCAAAGCCGCCGAAGAAGCCACCCGCCGCGCTGCGCCTGTTATCCAGCGTCCCACCGCCGAAGACCTTGAAATCAAGGCGCAGGCTGCCCAGAACGTCGAAATGTCGAAGATCATCGACGACAACGGCCGTCTGGATTTTTCCTCTCTCCGCGCCGCGCGGCCTGAACAGGCCGCCCCGGTCGAAGAACCTGCGCAGCAGCCCAAAATCTTTGAGCGCACTCTTCACGTCCGCTATACCGCCGAGCAGGGCCGTGAGCTGATCGAAGCTCTGAACAAAATCGGCCTTGAATACAAACTGATCTAACAGGAGGTCAATATTATGGGATTTTCCGTACCGGGGCAGCCCCAAAACACCGCGCCGCGTGGCGCACCCGTTGCAACTTCCAGAGCCGGTGGCTATGCAGCTCCCACCACCCGCCAGCAGGAAGCCGCCCTTGCAACCGTCGCACCGTCTGAGCCTGTCAAGTATGAAGCAGGCGGCGAAGAAATCGAGCTTTCGCCGGAACTTATCAAGGCGTATCTGGTCAACGGCGACGCCGACAAGGTCACAGATCAGGAAGTCATGATGTACTTGAATCTGTGCCGCTTCAACCACCTGAACCCTTGGCTGAAAGAGGTCTATCTTATCAAGTACGGCGATAAGCCCGCAACGATGGTTCCGGGCAAGGAATCTTTTATGAAGCGGGCCGAGCGAAACCAGCACTTTGCAGGCATTGAAAGCGGCATTGTCGTCCACAACTCCAACAATAACCAAATCGAGTACCGCGAGGGCAGCGCGGTCTATGAAGATTTTGGTGAAAAGCTGATCGGCGGCTGGGCCAAAGTCTACCGCACCGACCGTCAGTTCCCGAACTACTCTGAATGTGCCCTCTCTGAATACCTTGGCAAAAAGGGCAACGGCGAGGTCAACCAGCAGTGGAGTACCAAACCTGCGACCATGATTCGCAAAGTTGCAATGGTGCAAGCTCTCCGCGAAGCGTTCCCGACCGACCTTGGCGCGATGTATGCAGCAGAGGAGCAGGGCGTAGAGGAGCCGGACAGCCTGCCGCAGGGCAGCCAGACCGAGCCGACCTTTAACCGCCGCCCGCGCAAGCCGAAAGCCCCGGCGCGGCCCGACGTCGAAATCATCGACGCCACCCCAAACGATGAAGCCGACCCGCTGGCAGCTCTCGAAAACGCTGGCCCTGAAAGCAGCGATATGCAGGAAGGACAGGAAAAATGATCTGCACAAGTAAAACAGGCGTCCTTGTTTATGGTGAGCTTGCCAAAGAGCCGGAATTTAAGCGGCTCCAGAATGGCAGCTACCTAATGAAGCTGAACATCCGCTATGACAGCGAAAAGAACGAAGCAGGGAAGTGGCTTGGAAAATTCATTGACGTCAATATCTGGCGCGTGGACGTTGACCTCTGGGATGATATGCTCCACAAGGGCGATAATGTCATTGCCAGCGGCAAAAAGGTCGAGCCGCACGAATACAACGGCAAAACCTATTACCAGCTCGACGCCGAGGACGTCACACCATCCGGCAAAACACAACTGCGCTGGCTGCAACAGGCTATCAACGCCGTTTGGAGCGCAGGCCCCACACCGGCAGAGCAGCCACCGGCAGCCACTGAACCACCCCAGCCGGAACCGCAGCAGCAGGCCGCCCCGCCCGCGCCCCGCGCTGCTGCACCTGCACAACCCGCCCAGCAGCCCGAAAGCACCCAGCCTGCCCGCCAGTACACCGAGGACGAAATGCGAATCATCGAGGGCGACGACGATGATCTGCCGTTCTAAGGAGGGCGCACGATGGCAACATACAGACAGATATACATATCCTTTTGGAGCGACACGAAAGTCTGTGATGACTTTTCGCCGGAGGACAAGTATTTCTACATCTACCTGCTGACCAACCCTCACACCAATATCTGCGGATGCTACGAGATCAGCTCCAGCCAAATGGCGCAGGAGCTTGGCTACAACGAAGAATCGGTCAAAAAGCTGCTGCGCCGCATGGAGCAGACGCATGATGTCATCCGCTACAACTGGCAGAAAAAAGAACTCCTGATCCTGAACTGGCACAAGTACAACTGGACGAAAAGCCCGAAAATGGTTTCGGCCGTCCGCGCCGTGGCCCAGTACATCAAGACCGACGAATACCGGGTCTATATCCTGTCCACGCTTGAACGCACCATCAGCGGCCAGAAAGAACCCGCCCCGCAGCCTGCGGCGGCGGGCACTCTTTCCCCGGCGATCCCTGCACAGCCCGCAGCCATCACCGCCCACCAGAAGACGGACGAAGAAGAAACCATGAGCCGCATGGTAGCATCTTACGAGCAGAACATCGGCCCGATCAAACGCGCTGTATTCGACGCTATGCGGACGTGGTGGCTGTCAAAGGGCGTCGAGCCTGACATGATCTGCGCCGCGATGGATGAAGCGGCCATGCAGAACGCCCCGAACTGGACATACGCCGAAGGCATCTTGCGCCGCTGTCTTTCCGCAGGTATCACCACGCTGGCCGGATTCCGGGCAGATCAAAAGCACTTCCAGAGCAAACGAAAAGGAGGTACGCCCGCCGCGCCCGCTGACCAACAAGAAGAACCCAGCCTGTACGCGGCGTTTGGCATGAACTGATATGAGCATCGAATCCGCATTGAATCAGGTCGTGCAGCAGGCGCAGGCCGCCCAGAGCGTCGCCCCGGACGACTACAAAGACCCCAAAACTGGGCTTTTGATGTGCGGCAAGTGCCATACCCCGAAGCAGTACCATTTCCACAACGCAGCCTTTGATCTGGGCCTTGTCCCGGTGATGTGCGACTGCCAACGGGCAGCCCACGACGCCGAACAGCAGAAACGCCGGGAATCCGAGCGGGAAATGCTCACAGCACGGCGCAAAGCGGCCTGTTTTGGAGCCAACGACCGAAAGGCGGCATACACCTTTGACACCGACGACCGCGCAAACACAGCGGCCACCAACGCGGCGCAGGGCTATGTCCGACACTTCACCGAAATGCGGGAAAAGGGACGCGGCCTGTTTTTCATCGGGCCGTGCGGCACTGGCAAAACCTTTTTGGCCTGCTGCATCGCAAACGCTCTGCTGGATAAAGGCTACACCGTCAAGGTGTCCACCTTTGCCGACATCGCCAATCGCCTGCAAGGGACGTTCGACAAAGAATCCATCTACGACGACCTGAACGCCGTTGACCTGCTGATTCTGGACGACCTCAACGCCGAGCGCGACACCTCTTTCATGCAGGAGATCGTGTTCACGGTCATTGACAACCGCTGCGCCGCTCAAAAGCCCCTGATCGTCACGTCCAACATCACACCGTCCGAATTTGCAAACCCCGACACCATCGAACGCCGCCGCGTTTTCAGCCGCCTGCAAGAAGTCTGCATCCCGGTGGAAGTCAACGGCAAAGACCGCCGCCGCGAAGCCATGATGAAAAGCTGCCGCGACGATCTCGCTTTCCTCAACACATAAAGGAGAATCCGTATGAAGTACGATATTGAACTCCGCATATTCAGCAAGGAAGACCGCCGCACCATCGCGGCCATCCTGTCAGACAACGGCTATGACGTCGGCCAGCACACCAAAAAGGCCGGCAAAACTGGCCGTTCGACCGTCTATTGCATCCACGCAACGGACACGAAAAAGGAGGACGCCCCCAATGAAGTATAAGCCCCTGACCGCCACGGTTGACGCCTACCAGCTCACCAAAGACTACGCCACCGATTCCCCGAAATGGGTGCGTGACCGCATCGGCACCCGCCTGTTCGAGAATACCACCATCCGGGACGGCGCAGTCCACTTTGATGGTCTGACGTCCATCATCCAGAACCGCAAGCTGCGCGAACGCATGACCGCCCGCCCCGGCGACTACCTCGTTCGGATGCAGGACGGCAACGTGGCAGTCTACACGAAGCGCAACTTTGAAGCCCTCTACGCCCCGGCAGAGGGGCAGCAGGCATGATTATTGCTTTCGCTGTCCCCGGAGAGCCGAAAGGCAAGGCCCGCCCACGCACCGTCCAAATCGCGGGCCATGCCAGCACCTACACCCCAAAGGAAACGGTCATGTATGAAAATCTGGTGCGGCTCTATTACCAGCAGACCGCCAGAGGATTGCGGCTTTCCGGCCCCATACAGGCCGAAATCGTCAGCTATTCATCCGTCCCGAAATCCACCTCAAAAAAGAAAAGAGCCTTAATGCTTGACATCAAGACCCTTTGCCAGAAGAAGCCAGACGTTGATAATCTGGCGAAAATCGTTTTGGACTCTCTGAATAAAATCGCCTACGACGACGATGCGCAGGTCTGCCGCCTGCTGGTCGAAAAGCGATACGGGGAGACCCCTCAAGTGCTTGTCAGATTGAGCGAGCTGGAACCATGAAGATTTTATACTACATCTTAGCATTTGCCATGGGCTATTTTTTCCGCAAATACGGGCAAGCCCACAAAAAGCACGACGAGCTGGACAGCCATGCAGAAGAGCTTATCCGGCGCGAACAGGAAGCCGAAACTTTCGGCGATCTTTGAAAGGAGCATCACAATGGCCATCACCAACTATGAAGAAATGTCCATCACGTCCCCGGCCTTTAACACAGTCCGCGAAGCCTTTGACGTGGCCTTGCAGCGGCTTTTGAAGAAGATGGAGAAGTCCAAAATGGACGAAGGCCAGATTGCCCTGAACATCACCGTCACCAACGAGGACGTCTTTACCGATGGCGATGCAGAGCTGGGCGACACCGATGGCCCGGAGAAAAAGCCTGTCCTGAAATACAAGATCACGACCACCGTGCCCATAAAGGACACCGACGACGGCAAGGCCGATACCGGCATGGCCCTTGTCTGGGACAAAGACCTTGGCCGCTATGTGCTGGTCTATATGCAGACCAACCAGACCTCTATGTACGACAACCCGCCCGCAGGCGGCCCCCAGCAGACCACCATGAACCCCGCGCAGCAGATCGGGCAGGGGAGCGGCGCACTGATCGACATCCGCGCTTTCAGGCCGGACGACGACGGCGACGACGAATAACCCCCATCGGGCAGCTTTTGGGCATAAAAAGAGCCGCCCACCCTCAAACCTCAAATGGCCTAAGAATGAACGGCGCCGGACAACCGTTATTATACCATTTGAGCGGAGGAAATGCAAGTGCAGCAGTCAGCGAAAGATCGGCTTTCCGAATACCTGCCGATGGCAATGGAAAATAAAAATCGGCTTGCCCGCTTGAATGATATGCGGGACGCCGCCGGGGGCCTGACAGGTATACCCGAAAGCGACGGCAGCGCACACACGGCCGGGAACAGTCATAAGATGGAAGCCGCGGTCGAACGCTACCTCGAATACGAAAAGAAGATTCAGCCGCTTTTGAAAGCCAACGCCGACAAGATGGCCAAGCTGGAAAGCATGGTCGATTCCATCCCCGACGGCTTACAGCGCGAAGTCCTGCGCCTGCGGTACATGGACGCCGAAAGTGAGGACACCTGCCGGCCGAAAAAATGGAACGCCGTTGCCCTCACGCTTTACGGCAGCGACGACCGAAAATACATCGAAGCTGTCCACCGCATCCACAAAAAAGCCATTTTGACCCTAGAAAACACAGAAAATGTACCATAAATGAGTGTAAATGAGTATAAATGAGGTAGATTGCGCATACAAATCTGTGATACTATCACAATGCGAAAAGCGAAAGGGAGCTTCCGACACTCCCAGACGCCGGATGCAAAGAGAATAGCGCACTCATTCTTTTCTCTGCCCTACCACCTGACCGCAGCAGCGGCCGGGTGGTTCTTTTTTGCGCAGAAATCGGGATGGGCCAGCGCAAAAGGGCAAAATAAACCTGAAAGGAGGAAAGAACTGTGTACTACATCATTTGCAAACTGGACGTTCCCGGCTTCCATAACTGGCCGGACGCCCCGGCGGGCCTTGAATACCTGCGCAGCATCCACCGCCATGTGTTCAATATTACCGCCAGGATTCCCGCTACCCACGACAACCGCGATCTGGAAATCATCCAGACACAGAACCGCATCCACCATTTTCTGTCCGACCGTTTCGGCGACGAAAACGGCCACATGATGCTTGGCTCCATGTCCTGCGAAATGCTGGCGAAGCTGATCGCTGATACTTTCGGCTGCACCGAAGTCACCGTGCAGGAAGATGGGCAGGGAGGTGGCGTCTATGTTAGGGAGTAACGTCAAAGTTCATTTTGCCGGAAGCGATGGCAGCAAGGAAAACTTTTGCGCCCTTGTTGCGGCAGATACCCGCTACCGCCTGTACAGCTGCTATAACTACATCGTCAACAAGAAGCCCGACGATGATTTCAGGCTGCCGGAAGATGATATTATTCTGGAACAGCAGAAGCAGCAGAAACACGTCATTCAGGATTCGGGCCTGTTCACCCTGATGTTTGGTGCCAGCAAGGGCCAGCAGCAGACCATCTCGACCTTGACCGAATGGCAGGACAAGCTCATTGCCTTTGTCAAGCAGAACCACATCACCGCATCCTGCGTCGAGATCGACTGCCAGAAAGTCCTTGGCCCGGAAGAAGCGTGGTATTTCCGTCAGCGCATGAGAGATCTTCTGCCCGAAAACAAGCAGATCAACGTCTTTCATTTTGAGGACGGATTGAAAGGCCTTGACCGCCTGATCGAATTTGCCGATTACATCGCCGTCAGCGTCCCGGAATGGCGCATTGTAAAGCCCGCAACCCACAAGCAGGATATACGCTACATCACCCACTACATCAAAAACAAGAAGCCGGAGATCGACATCCATTTGCTTGGCTGCACCGACTTCAAAATCATCCGCGAGAACAATTTCTGCACATCGGCCGATAGCACGAGCTGGCTGTCCGGCGTGAAGTACGGATATTTCAACGATGGTATCAAAAAAGAACACATCCGCAATTTTAAGCGCAGCCTGTACAACGAGCGCGAAGCACAGGTAAAGGCTATGATGCTGGCCCGTGGCATCGAGCCGACAGGCAAAAAGCTGGTATATACCACAAACGCCAGCCTTTGCGCGACCATCTGCAAAGACCTGTATGCCCGCACCTGCGGCCCGCAGGACTGAACCAAAAGGAGAAGCACAATGAAAAAAAACGACAAGAACTATTCCATCCTGCTGACCCTGTTCGTGATCTCCATCGTCATTGCGAACGTCGTCGGCAGCCGCACCATTACCACCGGCATCCACCTTGGCCCCATCACCCTGTCCACATCCGGCGGCGCGATCACCTACGCTGTCACGTTCCTGTGTACCGACATCGTCGGCGAAATCTGGGGCCGCAAGAAAGCGCAGAGCATGGTTTTCTTTGGCTTTGTAGGCCAGATTTTCGCAACCATCGCAATTATCCTTACAGGCTGGTGCAGAGCAGTAGACCCTGTTATTGATGGCGCATACCAGACGCTTTTAGGCCAGAACTGGGTTTTCGTCATCGGCAGCCTGTGCGCCTACTACGCATCCCAGAGCTGGGACGTCTTTGTGTTCCACAAAATCCGCGATGCCTACATCCGCAAGCACGGCGACGTCAAGGGCGGTCGCTGGATTTGGAACAACGGCTCCACCTGCACAAGCCAGATCATCGACACCGCCATTTACGCCTTTATCAGTTTTGGTCTGGGCCTTGGCTGGGCATTTACCCCGGAGGGCCGCATGAACCTTATCGGCATGATGATCGGTCAGTATCTGCTTAAAGCCTGCCTTGCTCTGGCAGATACGCCGTTCTTCTATTTCTTCACCCGCCGGGAGGTAACAGAACATGGCAATGAATATCAGGAGAATGCAGCTTGCCGATCTTAACCCGGCAGACTACAACCCCCGCAAAGACTTACAGCCGGACGACCCCGCATACCTGAAGATCAAACAGAGCCTTGAAACCTTTGGCATGGTCGAGCCTATCATCTGGAACGAAAGAACCGGGCACATCGTGGGCGGCCACCAGAGAATCAAGGCCCTGCGCGATATGGGCGAAGCCGAAACCGACGTTGTCGTCATAAACGAACCCCTCAAAGAGGAAAAGAAGCTGAACGTCATCCTCAACCGCGCCAAAGGCCGCTGGGATAATGAAAAGCTGGCCCCCTTGATGCAGGAGCTTTCCGAACGCGGCGACGTTTCCATCACAGGCTTTGAGGACTACGAGCTGCAAGGACTGATAGACCAGTACCAAAACCGTCTGGCCGACATCCTCGATTATTCACCGCCTGAACCGCAGCCGGACAACGAGCAGGAAGAAGAAACCCCTGCCGACGCCACATTCTCAATGATCTTTTCCATCCCGGCACAGTACAAGGACGCCGTGGACGCATACCTCGAACAGGACGACGCCCGCGAAACCCTCGCCGCTGCCATCATGGAAAAAATCAGAGGGGAGGACTAACGCATGGAATTTGAAGTAAAGCGCATCGCGGACATGAACCGCGCCGCCTATAACCCCCGCGTCGATCTCCGACCCGAAGATGAAGAATATCAGGCCATCGAGCGCAGCTTGAAGCGTCACGGTCTGGTACAGCCTATCGTTTGGAACCGCCGCACCAATACCGTTGTTTCCGGCCACCAGCGGTTGACCGTCCTTGAAGCGCAGGGCGAAACCGAAGTCACCGTTTCCGTCGTCGATCTGGACGACATCCAGGAAAAAGAGCTGAACGTCGCCCTGAACAAAATCACCGGCGAATGGGACGACGATAAACTTTCCGTCATCCTCAACGAGCTGGGCGAAGAAGCGACCGACACTGGTTTCACACTCTCGGAAATCGACGTTTTGAGGGATGAACTCAAATCCTACTTTGACGACGTGACCGCACCCGACGAAGAAGAACCAACCGAGGAGCCGGAAGAATCTTTCCTGCTTAGCCTGACCTTTGATGCAGCCGACGAAAAGCCCCTGAAAGCCTACATCAAGGAGCACAGCGAAGATGCTGTCGTGAGGATCATCGTCGATACCGTCACCGCGTCGGCATGACCGGGCTGTTTCTCCCTGCATGACCCTGTAAGGAGAATGCCATGGAAAAACAGGTCAAAACAAAGGTCTGGGAGCAGCAGCCGAAAGAGAGTGACCCGGCCTATGCTGCGTTCTCCATCTACCGGGACATGGGCAAAAACCGCACCGTCGCGGCGGTGGTAAGGGAGTGCGGCAAGAATCGGAGCTTAATCGACCGCTGGCACAAGGGCCACAACTGGGCCGCCCGCTGTCGGGCCTACGATAACAGCATCGACGAAGAAGCCCGCAAAAAGGCCGCCGTAGAAGCGGCCAACATCCGCAAAACGCACCTGCAAATAGCTGCCCAGCTCCAACTAAAGGCACTGAACGCGCTGAACCTGTTGGCCCCGGAGGATATGACGCCCCGCGACATCAAGGAAATGCTGAAGCTGGCCCTTGAAGTCGAAAACAACCTCGTACTGGAAAAGGCCCCGCAGGAGGACGCCACAGCCGCGCCCACCCTGATGCAGACCATCGAAGAAGCCTATCAGCGCAGAATGGACGGTGAAACCCCACATGACGAGTGACGCTGTTCTGTTCTACGCTGACCACCCGGTCGAGTTTGTCGAGGACGTCATAGGAGCAAAGCCGGACACGGAGCAGGCCAAAATCCTGCGAAGTCTTGCCGCCAACCCAATGACCGCCGTTCGGTCTGGACACGGCATCGGCAAGAGCGCGGTGCAGGCGTGGGCGATTATCTGGTTTATCTGCACCAGGCCCTATCCGAAAATCCCCTGCACAGCCCCCACACAGCACCAGCTGTATGACATCCTCTGGGCCGAGGTGTCAAAATGGCTGCGCAGCAACCCCGCATTGCAGCGGGAGATCATCTGGACACAGGAGCGCGTCTACATGGCCGGGGCAAAAGAAGAATGGTTTGCCGTTGCCCGAACGTCAAACACCCCGGACGCCCTGCAAGGCTTCCACTCCGAAAGCCTGCTGTTCATCATCGACGAAGCATCCGGCGTGGACGACAAGGTCTTTGAGCCTGTATTGGGCGCACTGTCCACAGAGGGAGCGCGGCTGCTGATGTGCGGAAACCCCACACAGCTGCAAGGCTTTTTCTATGATGCGTTCCATAAGAACCGGGCCGAATATCACACCATCCACGTTGACGACCGAAACAGCCCCCGCGTGTCGCAGGAGTATATAGACCGCATCCGCACCATGTACGGCGAGGATTCCGACGTTTTCCGCGTCCGCGTCGCCGGGGATTTTCCGAAGTCTGAAAAGGACGTCTTTATCCCGCTGTCGATGGTCGAGAAGTCCATCAACACCGACTGGAAAGAGCCGGAAAAGCCGCTATCCGTGCATATCGGCTGCGATGTCGCCCGATTCGGCGATGATAAAACCGTCATCGGCTACAAGATCGACGAGAAGATCTATTTCCACCAGAAGATACAGGGACAGGACACCGTGCGAACCGCGCATGAAATAGCCCTGCTGGGATGCAGGCTTGTTGACAAATACCACCTCGAAACCGCTATCCCGGTCAAAATCGACGACGGCGGCGTCGGCGGTGGCGTGACCGACAACCTGCGCCAGATAAAACGCTCTGACCCTGACCGCTTCTGGTGGCTCTCCATTGTCCCGGTCAAGTTCGGCCAGATCATCCGGCACAAATACTACCACGACACGACCACCTACATGATGGCCGTTGTCAAAAAGCTACTCCAAACCATTGACGACGACGGCAACGAAAAGCCCGTCGAACTTATCCTGCCCGACGATGCAGACTTGGCCGCGCAGCTCTCCACCCGCAAGTATGGCATCACGGAGAAAAGCAAGGTCAAAATCGAAAGCAAGAAGGACGTCAAAGCCCGCGGCCAACCGTCCCCCGACGAAGCCGACTGCGTCCTGCTGCTTTGCCTGCCTGTCAAGCCCTCAAAAGCTCACCCGCCAAAGGGAGCAGGAAGAAAGGAGTAAACCCCATTGGCTACCACAAAGAAACCCCGCATCATGCAGGCCAGAATCATCAAGGGCCACGACGCGCCGCCTATCTTGAAGCCCATCGAAAAAGCCGAAGGCACAACTCAGGTCACCGAACAGGAAGCCTTTAACGCGGGCGACTGGATTGAGCCTCCATTTGAGCTGCAAGGCTTACACGCCCTTGTGACCGAATCGGCCATCCTTCCGCAGTGCATCCGCGCCTACAAGGACAACGTCGCCGGTTTCGGAATTGGCGTAAAGTACATCGAAGACATCGAGGAAAACGCTGACGCCGAAGCAGAGTACCGCCGCATGACGCAGATCATCGAACTGCTGAACACCGAACAGGACACAAAGGAAGTCTTTGAAGATCTCATCGAAGCCCGCGAAACCTACGGCGTCGCCTATCTCGAAGTCATCCGCAATCTGGACGGCGATGTGCAACAGATCGAGTTTTTGCACGACACGCCATCCGTCCGTAAAACAAAGCCGCTCGAACCCTATATCAACACGACCTACTATAACCACGGCGAGCCGGTGCAGCGCAAGAAAAAGTTTTGCAAGTACCGCCAGCAGCTTGGCGGCAAGACCGTCTATTTCAAGGAGTTTGGTGACCCCCGCGTCATGGACTGGCGCGACGGCTCATACATCACAGACGACGGCGAGGGCATCCCGCTTGATTACGAAGCGAACGAGATCCTTGAGTTCTCCATCGGCATCCAGCCATACGGCGAAGTACGCTGGATAGGCCAAATCCTTGGCGTCGATGGCAGCCGCCGGGCCGAACGCCTGAATAACAACTATTTCATCAACGGCAGGCACACGCCCCTGATGATTATGATTCAGGGCGGCACCCTCACGAATGAAAGCTACGACAAGCTCACAAAGTATATGGACGACATCAAGGGAGAAGCGGGGCAGCATGCCTTTATTGTCCTTGAGACGGAATCAACCGACGGCAAGACAGACTTTGATGAGACCGAGAAGCCTAAAATCGAGGTCAAGGATTTGGCATCCATCTTGCAAAAAGATGAGCTGTTCCAGTCCTACATGGACAACAACAGAAAGAAAGTGCAGTCCGCTTTCCTGTTGCCTGACCTCTATACAGGCTATACGACAGACTTCAATCGCGCGACCGCACAGACCGCGCAGGAAGTCACCGAGAAGCAGGTTTTCCAGCCGGAGCGCAAAAGCCTTGCATGGGCCATCAATAACCGCCTACTGAACGGCTACGCCTTTAAGTACGTCGAAGCCTACTTTATGGAGCCGAATATCAGCAACCCGGACGACATCTGCAACGTGATGAACGCTGCAAACGCCGCCGGTGGCCTGACCCCCAACAAGGCGAAGGAAATACTGTACAAGTACCTTGGCGAAGATTCGGACGACTATGTGGACGACTGGGGCAACGTCCCTCTGTCTATCACGCAGACCAACAGCAGTAGCGGCTTTGATCTGGGCGGCCTGACGATGGCCCTTGATGGGCAAATCCAGAAAGCCGCCGGAAAGGGCGACGACGCACAGGTCGTGGCCGTTATGAAAGAAGTGCGTCGCCTGCTGGTTGACCTCAAACAGCAGGAGGACGAGCAGTGAGAAAACGTATCGTCATCCGGCAAAGCTGCTGCGACCGTCTCACAAAGGCCATAGACGCCTATATCAGAAAGGCCGACAACAACCTGTCCGACCAACTGGGAAAGGAAGGCTATGCGAAACCGAAAAAAACGCTCCAATATGCGGAGAGTATCGAGGACGACGTGGCCGACATACTCACCGAGGAAACGGACTATTTTGTCCGAGAAGCTAAAACATCTGGCAGTCTGGAAGATTTTCAAAAGAAACTCCCGGCCGTAACAGCAGCCACCCCCGCGACCGCCAAATTAAGCAAGACCTTTGCCACCCAGTTAAAAAGGTTCATGCCGGAGTACGCCGCTTACTACCTCAAGAAAACGGATAAGAGTCTGAAACTTGACCGTGTATCTAAGCGCACAACGGCATGGATTGAAAGCTGGAGCGACGACCTTGCCGACCTGATGAAAACGACCAGCAAAGCCCAACTCGAAAGCCTGCTGAAAAAAGAGATCAACAACGGCGGCAACATCTCGCAGTTCTGCGTTGATCTCATCAATTCTGGAATGGAAAAAGAGGGCAAAGGCGAATACTGGACGTCTCACTACCGCGCCCGCCGGGTAGCCGTGACGGAAGTCCTGCGAGCGCACAGCGTCGCGCAGCAAGAAGCCTTTATGCAGTCCCCGGCGGTCGAAGAAAAGTCTTGGCTGCATACCGGCAACTACCGCAATGAACCCCGGCAGAACCACATCGATATGTCCGGCCAGACCGTCCCCAAAGGCCAGCCCTTTGAGCTGATCGGCGAGGACGGAATAGTCTACCATCCAATGTACCCGCGTGACGTCAGCCTGCCCGCGGGCGAAAGCATCAACTGCCACTGCATCCAGCAGCCGGTCGTGTCGGAGGACATCTTGGGGCTGCCACTAGAAGAACGCCAGAAGCTGCAACAGCAGGCCATCGACGAGATGGACCACGACTGGGAAGCCGAACTGGATGCACGAAACAAGGCGAAAGCCGGAATCGAGGACGAATAAACATGATCGTAACCATTGATGAATCCCGCGTAGCCTATCCCAGCATCAAGCTGGATTCTATGGAGCTGTCCCACATGATCAGGTCTTACACCCTGCACCATGCCGTTGATGAAGCCCCCACTCTGGAGCTGGAGCTTTTGCCCGGCACCAATCTGGCCGAGGTTAAGGCCATTCTGAATAACCCGAATGTAACCATCATCCCGCCCGCTGCAATGACGGACGAAGTGACCGAAACCCCGGCAGAATCCAATACATGATAATGAGCAGCGGAAACGCTGCTTTTTATATTGCCTGAAACACAGGAAAAGGAGGTGAGAGAATGGCACAACCTGTAAAAAAGGCATACGAAATCACGAACGCGAAAATCTCGTTTGTGTCCCTTGTCGATAAGGCTGCCAACAAACGGCCCTTTTTGATCGTCAAAGAGCAGGGCAAGAAAGCCTTTACCACCCGCGGCAGAATCATCAAAGCCGACAGCGAATCCCATTTTGTGACCGGCGTCGTCTATGAACCTATGGTTGAGGACGCGCACGGCAACTATATGACCGCCGATGAAATCCAGAAAGCGGCGTACTGGTTTGCCAAAAACGGAAACAAGGTGGACTTGCAGCACAACTTTGTTTCTGCCGAGGGAACTGCCGTGGTCGAAAGCTGGATTGCAAAATCCGATACCGACATCAACGGCGAAACGGTCAAGGCTGGCACTTGGCTTATGACCGTCGAAATCAAGGACGACGACCTCTGGCAGTCCATCGAAAAAGGCGAGCTGACCGGGCTGTCCATGGGCGGCCTTGGAGACTTTTCACAGGAGGACACGAATTTGAGCATCACCGATGAAACCGTAACCAAAGCACAGGGCAAAATCCAGAAAGGCAAGATGGCCGACAGCTACAAGGCTGCGAATATCAGTTCCAGCTTTTGGAACGCTTTCGATTCCCTGCGCAACTGCCTGTACTCCTACAACGGCTATACAGGCACATACACCTACCAGACCGACAGCGACGCCATCAAGGACGCACTGGCCGACTTCAACCAGATCATTACCGATCTGTTGACCGACGCAACCAGCAGCGAACCGCTGGCAAAGTCTCTGTTCGCCTGCAACCCCACACCCGAAAAGGGCCGAATCGAAAAGGCCGGCCGCAGCTTGAGCGCAAAGAACCGCGAAACTTTACAGGGCGTCTATGACAGCCTTGGCACGTTCCTTGCGTCCTTTGATGCAGACCCGGACAAAGACAAGCCAGGCGGCGATACCGGCACCACAGACGCCGACGGACAGCAGGACGACAGCACCGGCAGCAAAAAGCAGAAGTCTGACAAAAAAACCTCTACCGAAGCAGCACAGGACGCCGCCGCCAACAAAACCGACGACCCCGATGATAAGTCGGGCGACGATACATCCACCGATAAAACCACATCCAGCAAGGAGGGCAAAACCATGACTAAGAGCGAAGCCGAAAAGATTGTGCAGGACGCCATTGCGAAAGTACTTGGCGAAAAGCAGCAGACCGAGCAGACCCCGTCTGATACCCAGATCAAAAAGGCAGCAGGCGAGGAGATCACCGCGGACTTTATCCAGAAAGCCGTCGATGCAGCCGTCAAAAAGGCATTGCAGCCGGAAGAGGAAAAGCCCCTCACCAAAGCCGAAGCCGAGCAGTTCATCGATCGGCTCGTTGCAAAGGCCGTTTCCGCATCCGTGACCGCTGTCCGCAGCAGCCGCGGCAACCCCACCAACCTGAACGGCACCGCATCCGGCACCGTTGAGAAGTCTGCCGAGCAGCACTATCTGCACGGCATCCTGTAACAGAAAGGGAGGAAAAAACAATGGCATTTTCTATTGAGGACATCGTTCGCAAGGCCATCAATACCGGCAACTTTACCCCCAGTTCTGGCGCGGGCATCCTGAGCAGCGAGCAGGCCCGCAAGTTCATCCAGCAGACTTTCGACGCCACCGTTCTGGGCGGTCTGGTACGTCACGAAATGCGCAGCGCAAAGGCCGGTGAGATTGATAAGATCGGCATCGCGTCCCGCATCCTGCGTGAAAAGACCGAGGACACCGACGACGGCTACCGCGCAGGCGTGAATACCGCCTCTATCAAGTATTCCTGCACCGACGTTCGCCTGCCTTGGGAGATCACCGAAGAAACCCTGCGCGAGAACATCGAAGGCCAGAACCTTGAAGCCATCATCACCAATCTGATGACCACCCAGATGGGCATTGACACCGTTGACCTGTACCTGAACGGCGACGAGAAGTTCGCAAAGGTCAAGGCTTTCAGCACCGGCACCACCTACCAGAAAGGCGACCTGGTATCTAACGGTGGCAAGGTCTACGAGTTCACCGCGCAGCACAGCGCAGGCGCATGGACTGGCAGCGATGCAACCGAGCTGGGCACCACCGGCGATGCCGACTTCCTGAAGGTCAACGACGGCTGGATCAAGCAGCTTGTGAACGGTGCTCATGTCGTGGACGGCCAGAACGCCGGTATGAAGCTGGATACGTTCTATAACGCGGTACACGCCCTGCCGAACAAATACAACAATGGCAAACTGCGCTGGCTCATGTCTCCCCACCGTGCGCAGGAGTGGGAGCTGTCTCTGCTGAACAAGGTCATTGAGCAGGGCGGCGCGGTGCCTGAATCCGTCTACAACAGCCCGGTAAAGATTCCGGTCGTCGAGTGTCCCTCTCTGGACGACGATAAGATCATCCTGACCGACCCGAAGAACCTGATCGTCGTCAACACCTACAACACCAAAATCCGCAAGACCGTCGAGGGCAAAGAAGCTATTATGAAGGACAAGCGTTTCTACGTCGTCCATTTCGACTTTGACGCCATCATCGAGGAGCTGGACGCCGCCGCCATCATCACCAACATCAAGTGATCTGACCCGCAGCATAAACAGAAAGGCAGGAAAACAGAATGACGTACCACCTCAGACTGAAAAACGCTATGTCCTACACTGGCGTGGTCAATGCCACGCGGGAGGAACCCGATGTTTTTACCGCAGATGAAGCCATCAAAGCCGCCGCCCTGCGCAGCGGCTACTTTGATCTGGTCGATGTTCTGGCTGAACAGGACACGGCCGCCCCCGCTGACGCCGACACCATCCCGCTGACCCCGGCAGGGGAGCAGGCCGACGATGGCAGCACCCCGGCCACCCTTGACCGGGCCTACCTCGAAAGCCTGTCCTTTGCCGAGCTGAAGCGTCTGGCAAATGACATGGACGTCCCGGTCACGAAGACCACGAAAAAGGCCGAGCTAATCGACACGCTGGCCGCCGAGACCGTCACCGTCCCGGCAGAAGCCGACGACACCGAGCCGGATTTTGGGGAGGTCTGACCCATGCCCGCACGTCCTTGGATAACCCCGGAGCAGGTGCGTGAATACTCCGAAACGCCGGAAGTCGTCGCACGGACGGACACAAAGCTGACCGTGGACATCTCCCGCGCTGAACAGTACATCCTGACCTACACCCACAACAAGGAACTGCTGGACATGGACGAGCTGCCGGAGAGCGTCAAGACCGCCTGCATCCTGCTGGCCGAAGCCTACGCCCACAATGCCGCGCTGACGTCCTCTAAAACGCTGAAATCCGAAACCTTTGACGATTACAGCTATTCGGCCGATCATTCGGACATCGAAGTCCGCAACCTCGATCTGGCCGCCCTGCTGGACGACTACGTCGTGGCAGCAGCCAACGGCACAGTCACCATGCGTATGCGGCGGCTGTAAGGGGGTACAACATGGCATTTGAACAATTTCTCAACGACCTGTGCGACATCTACCATGTGCAGAAAGACACAGGCTCCCCCGGCTATGGCCTGAACAAACAGCCGACCTTTTCCTACCCGGCAGAGCCGGACGTCCCCGGCATCGCCTGTCATTTCGGCGTTAAGAGCGAAAGCACATCCATCAACCAGACCGCCCCGGTCAACGTCAAGGAATCCCGCATCAAGCTGACCCTGCCCACCGGGACGGACGTGCGCCTGAACGATAAGATCATCGACAAGAAGAACGGCTATGAGTACATCGCGGAAATCCCGCACGACGTCCACGGCCACCACATTTTTGTCTATGTCACCGCAAAGGGCCAGCAGAGGTATTTGTGATGGCGACCGTCAACGTGGACGTTTCCGAATTTCGCGCCTTTTTTCAAAAGATGGGCAAAGCCGCATCCGGGGATTTTAAGCGCGAAATGGAGCTTTTCTTGGAGGGCCTTGGCAATGAGTTCTTGCGCATCCTGCAAGACGAAATTGTCCGACGAAAGGTCATGGACACCCGCCAACTGCTGGCGTCCTTTGAAAAAGGGGAGCAGGGCAACGTCTGGGAGCTGTCCGACGGCGACCTGACGCTTGAGGTTGGCACCAACGTCGATTATGCGTCCTACGTCAATGACGGCCACTGGACAAACCCCAAAGGCGTACAGTACCGCTTTGTCCCCGGCTATTGGCTGGACGATGGCCGCTTTATCTACGACCCATCCGCAGAGGGCGGCATGGTGCTGAAACAACACTGGGTCGAGGGCAAACACTACTGGGAAAGCGCGTTGCGCATCCTCGACAAGATGATGCCCGGCCTGCTGGACGCAAAGCTCCAAACTTGGCTTGATGAATATTTTGAGTAATCGACTTTCCGGCAGCGGGAAGTCGATTACGTTTGCCATCATGCCGTTTTGGGGGCTATCTGACCGAACGAAACCCACAAAAAAGGAGAACTCATGCTGGAACAGGACTTAGCCAGCATCATGCGTTTTCTGACCGAAACGAGCGGCAACCCGGCCCCGTACTACAACAACGTGCCCGAACAGTTCCGTGTCCCGGCAATCTACTTTCCCCGCCCGGACATCGGCAGTGGCGGCGACACGCTGAACACCTACGCACTGGATTTTTCCCTTTTCGTCAAATTCTTTCACCGCACGAAAGAGGACGCATACGAGCTTGGCTACACGGCTCTGAACGCTCTGCTGGAACGTCGCAACAGGATCCCGCTGATCGACGAATCTGGCAAGCCGACAGGGAAGTATATCCGCATCCGTGACCCCACCCTGCGGGCCGTGGACGAAAGCGCGGTACAGCTGCAAATCGACTGGACAGCCAGAAAGCCGTTTGCAGACGCACCCGAAACAATGATGCAGACCTACGAGATCGAAACCCAGATCAAGAGGTCTTATGATGCTGCGAAAGCAGAACAGGAGGTTTTGTATGGCATCCAAAGCAACCACTGAACAGGCAGCGGCGAAGTTCCCGCTGGAATCCCTGCGCAAGAACTGCCGTGCAGTCTTTGGCGTGTCGTCCTGCGTCTTTGCAGGCGCAACCGCTGACCTGCCCGACGGTGAGTATACCAAAGAAGATATCAAGGCCCGCATCGACGCATGGGCCGCAAAGGAGGTCAAATAATGGCTGGTGGTAAGTTTGACAAGCTGGCCGGAAAGACCCGGCCCGGCACCTACATCAATTTCAAGAGCGAGCGCACCGATACCGTCGGCACCAGCGAGCGCGGTACCGCCATCATCCCGCTGATGAAGCCCGCCTATGGCCCCGCTGGCACCTACATCGAGCTGACCAACGCTGGCCCGGATGCAGCCTATGCAAAGCTGGGCTTTAGTGTCTATGACAGCGACGCCAACCGTCAGATGCTTCTGATCCGCGAGGCTTTCAAGAACGCAAACAAGGTGCTGGTCTACATCGTAAAGGATGGCACGAAAGCAACCGCGACCAATGAAGCCACGCCCACCCTGACCGCCACCGCAAAATACGGCGGCAGCCGTGGCAATGCTCTGACCGTCACCGTGGCCGCAAACCCCGTGGAAGGCTTTGACGTCACCGTCAGTCTGGCGGGCAACACCGTTGCGTTCTACGAGAGCCTGACCACCGTGGACGACCTGATCGCCCAGAACTGTGAATACGTCACCTTTACTGGTTCCGGCGCACTGGCAGCCGTCGCCGCGATGAACCTCACCGGCGGCACGGACGCCACCCCGCAGAACTCCGACGTCACTGCATTTCTGGACACGCTGGAGGGCGTCAAGTTCAACACCGTCGCCATTCCCACCACCGACAGCAGCTTGCAGGCGGCCATCAAGACGAAGATCAAATATCTGCGTGAAAGCATGGGCCGCGGTGTACAGGCCGTCGTTCCTAACTTTGCCGCAGACTACGAGGGCATTATCTCCGTCAAGAATGGCTACTCCATCGACGACGACAACCTGTCCGCTGCTGAAGCCTGTGCATGGGTGGCAGGCGCAACCGCTGGCGCGTCCTACACCGAAAGCCTGACCTATAAGGCAGTCAATGGCGCAACTGGCCTGAACCCGGCTCTGACCCACGAGGAATATGTGGACGCCATCAACAAGGGACACTTTGCTTTCTCTGTGTCCGAGGAAAACAAGATCATCGCCGAGTACGACATCAACAGCCTGACCAGCTTTAAGCAGCCGAAGGATGAAACCTACCGCAAGAACCGTGTCATCCGCGTTATGGACACGTTCCAGGAATCCGTGCAGCTCAACTTCCCGCCCAACAAGTATGCCAACAGCTCTGTCGGCTGGGATATCATGGAGGGCGTCGGTAAGTCCATCCTGAAGCAGTTTGAGGACGTCGGCGCGATCACCAACGTGGATTATGACGCGGATTTCCTTGTTGACCGTGAAGCGTCCTATGGCGATAAGACCTATTTCGATGTCAACCTACAGCCTGTGGACAGTGCAGAAAAGCTGTTCTTCACCGTCCACACCCACTAAACGGAAAGGAGCGTAAACCATGGAATATAACGTGCGCCCGATTTCTATCCGCGATGGTAAAATCATCATCGACGGTGTCGAAGCTGGTGATTCTGTCAGCGCAAGCGGCGTTTTCACCCCCGATACTTGGAGCGGCAAGCAGCTGGGCGACAAGTCGAACAGCACCCGCTGGCTGGGCTACAACATCACCGTCGCTCTGACCCGCCACCGCTCTAATCCTTGGATTAAGGAAGTCATCAAGAAGTATAAGGACACTGGCAAGACCCCGGAAATCACTATTCAGGGCATCATGTGTGACGGCGATTCCGACTTTTTCGACAAGTATGGCAACGACGTCTGTACCTTTGTCGGCTGCGTCCCGACTGGTGCAATGCCGCTGACCTCTCTGGACAGCAACGGCGATGTCGTCACCGACAGCCTGACCTTTAACGCCCGCAACTTCCTGTAAGCCGCCACAGCGGTGAAAAAGGGCGATTTTTACCGCTGTGAAAACATCACAACAACAAACTGAATGCAAAGCCGCCCCTTTTGACGAATCACGTTTGAAAGGGGCGGCTTTTTCTTTTTATGGAGGTTTTAACATTATGGCTACTGCAAACAAAAGTCTGAAATTCTTCATGCGTCCGCAGGAGGAGCAGATCGTCACCTTTACCGGCCCCGAATCCTTTAAGGACGATGAGGGCAACCCCATCGAGTTTGAGGTCAAGGTACTTCCCCAGCGCGAGATCGACAAGATCAATAACATCTACCGCAAGCGCAGCATTGCCACCGACAAGAAGGGCAACCCGATTGTCGATGGCGGCGAAATCGTCTGGCGTACCGAGCGCGACCCTGCGCGTTCCCTGCGGCATATCGTCGTGGCCGCCTTGCAGTACCCGAAGCTGGACGACAAGGCCCTGATGGACTACTACAAGTGCGTGGACATCACCGATATGCCCCTGCTTGTGTTCAACAACCACAAGGACTACGACTACGTTACCAAGCACGTTCTGCAGGCTCTTGGTATTGTCGAAGCTCCGAAGGATGAAGACACCCTGAACGATGCAAAAAACTGATAAAGGCGGCTGGCTCTGATGGCTACTGGGCACACACGCTTTGGCAGCGTCACGGCCTACGCCCGGAAGAGTACGACGCCATGCCGCGAAAGATGCAGCTTTTTTATATCGCATCCGAGCTTGTTGTCGATGAAGAACAACAGCTTGCCCGCATACAAGCTGAAGCCGCGAGGAGGTGAGGACTAAATGGCAAACTTAACAGCAAAATTCCAGCTTATCGACGAAATGAGCCAAAAGCTGGAGGGCATTGCCGCAACTGGCGAAGCTATGCTGGACAACTGGGAATCGGCAGGAGATACAGCGAGTGCGGCCCTGGATGGAATTTCATCCTCTGCAAGCTCTGTTGAATCGTCCTTGGACGGGGCGACAAGCATCCTCGAAAAATACAATGCTGCAGCGGACGACGCGGCCCAGAAAACCGACTACTGGACGAACGCGGTCGGCGGCTACGATAAAGCCATGATGGAAGCCACATACTCCACGCAGGAGCTTGTCGATATGGGCGTCAAGTCCACCGCCGCGCTGGACGACCTGAACGACATGATGGCCCTCTGCGAAAAGTCGTCCGATGAACTCTCGAAGTCCGTCGAAGCATCGGCCGGCATCCATGACGAGCTGACCGCGTCCATCAAGAAAACGGGCGACCAGCTCGATGACCTCATGCAGAACGAAAAGCTCTCTGCCGAAACAAAGGACGAACTGAAAGCCGCCAGCGATGCAGCAGCGGAAGCCCTCAAAGAACTTGCACAGGCCCAGCTTGACGCCGACGCCGCGATGCAGAACTACCAGCAGGTCATGGCATCCGGCACGGAAGACCTTGACAAGCTGGAAGCCGCCGCAGAGCAGGCGGGCCATGCTGCCGAATCTCTGGCAGCCGCCAACGGCAAGGCCAGCGACGCCACTGACGCGCTGGCAAAGTCCACCCAAAAGGCAAGCGACGAAGCGGACAAGGCCAGCAAGACCGGGGCTGAAGCAGTTGAAACCATCGCACAGGCCCTTGCAGCGGCCGGCATAACGGCCACCATCAAGGAGATCACCTCTGCAGTCTACGACTTGACCGATACTTACAGCAACGCGGAAAAAATCATCGTCAACGCCACCGGTGCGACCGGGGACGCGCTGGACAGTCTGGGCGCAAGTATGCTCAAAGCCTACTCCGGCAATGACGATGCACTCGACGCCGTGGCCGGAGCAGTTGGCGAAATCAATACCCGACTGGGCTACACTGGCGACACGCTGTCCGAAGTCACCGGGCAATTTCTGGACTTTGCCGACATCACCGGGCAGGATGTCGTCGGCTCTGTGCAGCTCGTCACAAAGGTAATGAACAAATGGGGCGAGGATTCTTCCAAGCTGCCGAACGTCCTTGATGATTTGGCCTATGCGGGCCAAATCTCTGGCCTGTCCGTCACAACCCTGAGTAATACCCTGATCACCGGCGCATCGTCCTTGCAGGAAATGGGCCTATCGCTCGAAAACGCCATCGGCCTGCTGGCAAAAATGGAGCTTTACGGCGTCGAGGGCACGTCCACCATCACGGCCATGCGCACCGCCGTCAAGAACTTTGCCGCCGACGGGCTGGATGCACAGGAAGCCCTGCAAGATACCATCACCGAAATTGCCAACATGAAAGACAGCTCCGAAGCCACCACAAAGGCCGTGGAAGTCTTTGGAAGCAAGGTCGGCGTGGACTTTGCGCGGGCTATCCGGGACGGTGCTATCACCACCGACACCCTGACGGGATCTCTGGATGAAGCGGCCGGGACGTTGGAACGCACCGCCGCGGCCGGCGAAAGCCTGTCCGAGAAATGGGAAAAGGCCAACAACAAGATGAATGTCGCCTTTACGCAGGTCTTGGAGCCTACCATCCATGACGCATCTGCTGAACTGGCCGAACTCTACGGCAACGTGGGCGACTTCCTCTCTGAGCATCCCAATGTGGTAAAGGCCCTGACTGCGGTCGGCACAGGCCTTGGAACCGTGGCTATTGGCGTCGCTGGCGTTTCCGCATCTTTCGTCTTTGCAAGCTCCACCGTCAAAGCGTTCGTGTCGGCTATTTCGCCATTTGCCCCCGGCCTGTTGGTGGCTGCCGCTGCTGTTACGGCTCTGACCGCCGCCGTCACCATGCTTGGCGACAAGTATGAGGACACCTACGACGAAGCCATGTCCATGACCGCCACCACCGCCGCGCAGACCAAAGAACTGGAATCCCTCAAAGAGCAGTATGACAAAGCCTGCCGCACCTACGGCGACACGTCCGATCAGGCATCCACCCTGAAATACCGCATCGACGAGCTTTCCGCCTCGCTGGACAACAACGGTCAGAGCGTGGACGAGTATGTAGCCCAGATCGACGCTGTAATCAGCAAGCACGATGACCTGATCGACAGTTTCGGCAGCAATACGCAGGCCATCCATGACAGCGAGGTCGAAAACCTTGCACTGGCCGCCCAGCTCGACGCACTGGCAAGCTCCACCGGCAACAGCACCGAGAAGCAGGCCCAAATGGAAGCCATCATCGACGAGCTGAACAGCAGCATTGATGGCCTGAACCTCACCTACGAAGACCTGACCAGCAACCAGAGCAAAGCCATTGCCAACGTCAAGGAAATGGCGAAGCAGCAGGCCGAGCAGGAACTGAAAACCGAAAAGTATCAGGAGTATGTAGACCTGCTGAAAGAGCAGGCTACCCAGCAAGAAGCCATCAAGGAAAATGATGCAGCTATCGCCGCCGCGCAGGAGCGCGTGAACGAAGCCCAGAAGGTCTATGAGGACTACATCGCCGAGCTGTACGCACAAGACCCCACCGGCATGGCTACCATCTCCGCACAGTGGTCTGAACAGGCCGCAAACCTCAACGCTGCGAACGAGGAGCTGCAAAAGTATCAGGACAAGCAGGGCGAGCTGCAAAAGACCCTTGACGACACGAACGACCGGCTCGAAGTCATCGACAAGTATTACAACCAGCAGGCCGAGGACGCCAAAGCCGCAGGCGACGAGATTGTTTCTGCACAGGAAGCTGTATCGCAGGCTTACAGCGATGTCCGCTCTGACGTGGAAAAGCTCTGCGAAGCCTACAACACCGCCTACGAAGCCGCAAAGGACAGCTTTGAGGGCCAGTTCGGGCTATTCGATGAAGCGTCCACTAAATCCGAGGACTATCTGAACTCCAACGTCAAGGTGGCGCAAGCTGCGCTTGATTCTCAGCTCAACTACTGGAACACCTACACGGCCAACATCGAAACCCTGAAAGCTACCTCTGCCGACGATCTGGGCATCACCGAGGAGAACTACAAGGCTTTGATGTCCTACGTCCAGGATGGCAGCGAACAGGCCGCAGGCTTGGCTGCCAGCATGGTGAGTGCCATCAACAGTGGCAACAAGGACGCCGTGTCGAAGCTGGCAAACACGCTGGCTGACGTCACCGCGAAGCAGGACGCCGCAGCGCAGGCTACCGCCGACTGGGTAACGGACTACGAGGGCCAGCTGGACGAGTTTCAGGCAAAAATGGAGGGCACGGTAGACGCTCTCGATATGTCCGACGAAGCCGGGAAGGCTGCAAAGGACACCATTGCCGAGTACGTCCAGAAGCTGAAGGATGGCAAAAAGGACGCCGTAGCCGCTGCAAAGGATGTGGCCGCATCTGTGGCCCTTGCTTTGCAGAACAGCACCACCTACACGCCGTCCGCCACTCCAACGACCACTGTGCCCGGCCATGCAGGCGGCACAACCGACGCTGAAAATGTTTTCATCGCTGGCGAGAATGGCCCGGAGCTGATTGTCGGCAAGCAGGGGAGCACCGTTTTCCCGACCGAAGAAACCGACCGCATCTTGCAAGCTATTTCTGGCATAAGTTTGGACATCCCGGACAGATCTTCCCCGGAGTCTATGCTTTCCGGCATCCTCTCGAAAGCCTATGACGTCGTATCCGGCAAAAACTCCGACCTGTCCGCAATCGACGCCGTCTATACTGGCGTTGAAAGCAGCGTTGCCCGCCCGGCGGCGGCCTACAGCAGCGTTTTGGATTCGGCACCGCTCAACGTACAGCCTGCCGCGAATGCTGCGGTATCGGGCGCACAGAGCAGCCAGAACGCACCCGGCGAGACCGTCAAGAAAATCATCCTTGAGCTTGTCGGAAAAGGCTCTGTGGAGGTTTCTGGCGGCTCTGGCAGCGGCATGACCGCAAACGATGTTCTGGAGCTGATTACCGACAACATCAAGCCTGTTCTGATGGGCATTCTCAAACAGGAGATTTTTGAGGAGGGCCAGTTGTCGTATGAGTATTAAATATCAAATCTGGTTCACTTGGAACGCCGAACGCGAAAAAATCAGGCTGCCCGTGCTGCCTGAAAAATTCAACGTCAAGAACGGCTCCAATAACCAGAGCATTGACCTTACCGGGCTTGGAGAAATCACGATCATGCAAAGCCGCCCGGCCCTGCAGTTCAGTTTTTCCAGCTTTTTCCCGGCGGGCTATTTCCCCGGCATCAAGTCCATCATCACCGTGCCGCCTATCCTCTACATCCGTATGATCGAGCGGTGGAAGAAAAGCAAAGTGCCGATTCACTTTATCAGTACCGGGAACTATATCAACCTGTACTGTACCATCGAAAGTTTCAACTACTCCGAAAGCGGCGGCGACGTGGGCACGTTCTCCTACGACATCACTCTCAAGGAGTACAGGGAAGTTTCCTTGAAAGCAGTTTCGGTTGATTCTTCCCTCATTGCCACTGTGCAGAACACCACGGCCCGCGTTGACAGCACGTCCACCCCAAAGACCTACACGGTCAAAAAGGGGGACTGCCTGTACAACATCGCAAAGTCTGCCTATGGCGATGGTGCAAAGTATTCCAGCATCTACACCGCAAACAAGTCCCTGATCGGCAGCAACCCGAATCTGATCCGGCCCGGGCAGGTCTTGAAGATTCCGTAAAGGAGGGAGCTGCACATGGCAAAAATCCAGTTGCTTTTGATTCAGGGCGACACCACAACGGACATGACTGCCCTTGTGAAGTCCGTCCACTGGAAAGGCCGCAAGGGCAGTTCTGCCCGCACTCTGACCGTGACCATGATTGACGACAACGGCTACAAACACGCCCGCAGCGGTATTGACGTAGAAGACGGCAACCAGTGCGTTTTCTATGTGGATGGACAGGAACGCTTTCGCGGCATCCTGCTGAATCAGGGTCAGAGCAGCAAAAAGCAGCTCAAATACACCGCCTACGATAACGGCATCTACCTTGCCAACAACAAGGACACCTTTGTCTACAAAAACAAAACTGCCGATGAAGTCTTTACCGACGTCTGCTCTCGTTTTGGCATCCCGACCGGGGACATCGCAAAGTGCAGCTACAAAATCCCGGAGCTTACCAAGAGCAAAACCACCGGGCAGGACGCCGTGCTGGACGCTTTAAGCCTTGACTATAAGGCAACTGGCATCCGGCACTATGTCAACAGCGACGGCGGCAAGCTCTCCCTTTTGCAGCGCAAAGATCAGGTTATTTCCTTTGTTGTCGATGGGGAAGCCAACCTGTATGACTACTCCTACACAAAAAGCATTGAGAACATCAAGACCCGCGTCAAGATGATCTCGAAAGAGGGAACGACCATCGCAGAAAAGACGAACGCCGATCTTGAAAAAAAGATCGGCATTTTCCAGGAAATCCAGCAGCCGGACGAATCGCTCACCAAAGCGCAGGTGACTGACCTTGTGGGCAGCGTCCTTAACACGCTGGACAAGCCAGAGGAAACGCTCGACCTCAACGTCTTGGGCGACGCTGACGTCATATCCGGCAAGGCAATTCTGGTGCGCATCCCGCATCTGAACATGAACCGAGCCTATTATGTGGACGACGATGACCATTATTTTGAGGACAATCTGCATACCATGAGCGTGACCCTCACCACGGCGGCAGAAATCAAAGAACAGGAGGACAAAGCCAATGGCTGAAACCAGCTTGAAGCAGATGTTCCAGAGCATGATACCTGCTGGCTCTGCCATCCTGCAAGGTACCGTCACAAAGGCAGATCCCTTGGAAATCACTGCCGAAAACGACAGCAAGCTCATTATCTCCGGCAATCAGCTTATCGTGCCTTGGCACCTCACTGACTATACCACCCACGCGGACTATATGATGGGGGATAAGGGCGAGCTGCGGGATGAAACCTACACGAAAGTTGACGGCGGCCATCTGCACGTCGATTCTCGCGGCGGAAACACATCTGAAGTTAAGCACAAGCACTACATCGAAAAACTGAACGCCTACAAAATGACCCTGAAAGTCTATAACCACCTGCAAAAGGACGATAAAGTCTACCTGCTTTCGCTCTGCAACGGCAAGGTCTATTACGTCCTTGACCGCGTCGCGGGGCAGGTAGCAGGAAAGGACATCTGAAATGGCCGTTTATATCCCTATCAACATAGCAGGTGTACAGGACGCGCAGGAAAAGCCGTCCAAAACGTACCGCCTTGACCTTGACGCGGGGAGAATTGTCGGCTTTGTGGACAACCTCGAAGCCGTGCAGCAGGCCATCCGAAAAGCCATCATTACCCCGCGCTTTAAGTGCCTGATCTATGATACCCAATACGGGAGCGAGATCGAGGACGCGGTCATTGCAAAGGACGCCAGCCGTGAGTATGCCGAATCCGTCATCGAAGGATTTGTCAAAGACGCGCTGGCCCCGGACACCCGCATTCTCGAATGTCACGACTTTTCGATTGAGTTTGAAAAAGACCACGCGAATATTGAGTTCACGGCTGACACCATCTACGGCGAAACCAAAATTGAGGAGGTGATCTAATGAGCAAATCCTATCAGGAAATCTTGGATGAAGCCTTGAGCAATGCGCCGCCGGGCATTGACACCCGACAGGGCAGCATCTACTACGATTCTATTGCCGGCATCTGCCTGACCATCGCGCGGCTTTATGCGGACATTGAAACACAGGGCAGGCTTGTGACCATTGTCCGTGCAATCGGGGACGAACTGACCGAAAAGGCGGCAGAGTACGGCATTACCCGTCACCCGGCCGCCCCTGCAAAGTATCATTTCACCTATGAGGGAGAAAAGCCGCCTGTCGGCGAACGCTTTTATAACGACGGAGCTTATTTTGTTCTCATGTACAGCGAAGATGGCTACTACTACCTGCAGGCGGAAGTGGCCGGAGCCGCGTCGCTTATCAGCAGCGGAACGGCAGCCATCCCCGTGAATGAGATCGCGGGTATGACTGCTGCAACCTTTGGCGAGCTGATCGAAAGCGGCACTGAAGAAGAGGACGACGACAGCCTGCGCACCCGCGTGCAGGAGAAAATAGCTGGCCCTGCCGAAAACGGCAACAAGCAGCACTACAAATCGTGGTGCGAATCAATCGACGGCATCGGCCATGCCCGCATTTATCCGCTTTGGAACGGCCCGAACACGGTCAAAGCTGTGCTGATCGATTCTGCCGGCCGCGCCTGTTCCAGCGAAAAGGTCAAGGAAGTACAGGACTACATTGACCCGGCCACGCGCGGCTATACCGCCAACGTGGACGGCTACACCTACACCGTCGGCGACGGAACGGGGGATGGCGTTGCAAACCTTGGCGCACATTTCACCGCCGTTTCTGCCCGTGAATTGAGCATCAACATTTCTTTTACGGCTGATCTTGCCAGTGGCTACACAAAGGACATCGCCAAAAGTCAGGTAAAAGAAGCCGTGGCTGCGTACATCGAAGATCTCGCGCTGAACGTTGCAGCCGCCGAAGATGTTATCATCCGCGCCGCCCGCATTGGCGCAATCATCATTGAGCAGGACGCGGTGCTGGACTACTCCGACCTTACCATCAACGGCGGCATAAGCAACATCGTTCCCGGCGATAATGCTATCCCCGTTCTGGGGGAGGTGACCGTTTCTTGAGATTCTACGGAAACCAGTTCGGCAGCAGCTATGAAGAGCTGATCTCCTACTACCCGCGCTACTACCGCGACGTTTTAGAAATGGTCGCCATCCTCAACGCACAAGGAAAGCTGCTGGACGACGCGAAAGCCCAGATCGAGCAAAACTACCTGAACAACTTTATCGAATACATGGACGAAGCTGCCATTTCAGACCTTGAGGAGTTTCTTGAGATTCACAATGACGGCACAAAAACGCTCGACGAGCGGAAGAAAATTGTCAAGCCTTACTTTGCAGGCTTTGGCCGCATATCCTCGACCACCATCAAGGAAATGATAGCAGCCTACTCCGATGCCACAGCAGATGTCCGGCTTGAGCCGTTCGACGAAGCCGGGAACAATATGCTCTATATCGACCTGACCTGTGGACAGGGCGCGACCGTCCTTATCAACGACGTTTTGAATATGCTCTCCAAAAAGATACCTGCTCACATCATGTACAGGCTATTTTTGCGCTATACGTCGTCGGCCGCTCACTCCTACATCGGCGCGGGCTACCACGGCACGGCCCAGCGCGTGGCCGTGCCCATCGTGGGCAAGCTGTGCCCCCGCGAGCTGCTTTCCACCACCTACGCGAAAGCTGGGCTGTGGGGCATCCGGCAGCAAGAAGCCGCTCGAATCGCTGGCACCCTGCGACCGAAAGACCACAAGGCCGTCACATACGCCCCGGCGGGCTGCGCCGCCTACCGTATGCAGATGGCAGCATACATCAAGGGCGACACTTGCCCGGCAGATCATACCGCAACAGCCCCGGCCCCGGTGGGCGTGGCGGCTTTCCGGCAGCAAATTGAAATCAAAATTGGAGGTAACACATGAGTTGGAATAACAGTCTGTATACCAACATCGGCACGGGCATGATGTCCGAAGTGCTTTCCGGCGCGACCATGACGATCACCAAAGCCGTGGGCGGCGCAGGCACTACGGCCGCCGAATCGCTGGCCGCGCTGACCGACGTAAAAGACCAGAAGCAGACCCTTAAAATCCTTGGCATCGAGGACGCGACCGACAGCACCGGCAACGACGCTGGCAAGCGCATCAAAATCCAGATCACCAATGAGGACGTGGAAACCGGGTACATTCTGCATCAGGTCGGCATCTACGCAAAGCTGGCAGACGGCGACGAAACCCTGCTGATTATTATGCAGGACGACCGCGGCGTGGAAATCCCTTCCCACACGGAAAACAGCGATTTTGAGATTGAGCTTTACGGCATTATGGCAATCTCGAACGTTGCCAACATTTCCGTGACCGTTGACCCGAACGCCGTTGCATCCGTGGCGATGGTGAACAAGCAGATTGCGCAGGTCAACACCAAGATCGACAAAGCCAAAGAGGATTTGCAGAAGGAAGCGCAGGAAACCTATCTGCCCCTGACCGGCGGCGAGCTGAAAGGCCCGCTGGTTATGCCCGGCGGCGGCACTGCCCTTAGTATTGAGGACAACGCCGCAACGCACAACATGGTCTATCGCGGCAAGGCACTGGGCACCAGCGTCACGAGCGAGCAGTGGGCAGCCATCAAGGCGGGCACGTTCAAAGACCTGTATCTTGGTGACTACTGGTCTATCGGCGGCGTGGACTACCTGATCGCCGCCTTCAACTACTGGCTTACCTGCGGTGACACTGCCTGCAACACGAACCATCTGCTTGTTGTGCCGCGGAATAATCTGTACACCTACAAGTTCAATCCGACCAACACGACCGAGGGCGGCTACGTTGGCTCTGACCTGTACAAAAACGGTCTGACGCAGGCAAAGACCACCATCAACAGCGCGTTTGGCTCCGCGCACATCCTGAGCCATAGGCAGTATCTGGTGAATGCCGTCACCAACGGAAAGCCCACTGGCTCCGACTGGTACGACAGCACGGTGGAACTGATGAACGAGAACATGGTCTATGGTGGCAGACAGTTCAGCCCCATGCCGGACGGCACTGACCCGTGGAACACCTGCCGTAACTACACCATCGACAAATCGCAGCTGCCTTTGTTCCACCTTGCCCCGTGGCTGATCTGTAACAGGAACTGGTATTGGCTGCGAGACGTCGTCTCGGCAGCCCTTTTCGCGAGTGTCGACAGCCACGGCGGTGCGGACTGCAACGGGGCCAGCGGCGCCGGTGGCGTTCGTCCCGTCGTCGGGCTGATCGGCTGATCGAACATCCTGCGGGCTTGTACCGCAGGATTGAGACAGCACGGAAGGAAGTAAAAAAATGTCCATCCCAAAGCATGAACGTGCGCCGTCGCGCCTTGACGCACAGCACATGGCCCGGAAGATCAGCATGGAGATCACAACGGAGCTGGCCCGGACGTTCGGCTACAGCAAGGCGAAGTTTGAAAAGCGCGTCGAGACCATGACAAAATATTTGCCGCCCGGCCCCGACCGGGAGCAGGCGGCGGCGCAGATTCGAGAGCAGGAGCAGGGTTTCAACCTGTGGCTGATCGAGCAGGAACGTCGGAGGATGCACGATCTTTCCCGTGAAATTCCTCTGCACCTGCGGGCTGCAAATTCCATCTGGCCCAGTTGCCAGATGGAGCTTGACGCGCGGCGGCTTGAGCTTGATAAAGCCATTGCCGCCTGCTGGAAGCTACAGGACGAATTGCAGTATGTGGCCGAAACCATCCCGGCAGATTTCAACAAATACACGGGCATTGTGCTTGAGATCGACAAGCTGGTGGCCTACATCAAGAACCTGCGAAAATCCGACGCGAAACGCTTCAAAGCAGCGGTACAGGCCGCTGCAAGTCCGAAAAAATAAACACCTTGGGGCAACCTTTGTACGTCGTCTCGGCAGCCAATTTCGCGAATGTCAACAGCAACGGCAATGCGAACTGCAACGATGCCAGCAACGCCAATGGCGTTCGTCCCGTCGTCGGGCCTTTGGATTTCACAACTGCACATGATGGGTAAAATTCCCGGTGCAGCTCTGCGAAAGGAAAGGCTGTCCCTTCGTGGCGCAAGCCACGATAAAGCCCCGAAAGGGCATCAACAGCGATGCTCCCGGTTACGACCGATGGAGCTGCCACGCTGTTTTTTTATTTTCTATGACAAAATTTGAGGACGCAAATTTTCTGTACGAAGCAGGAACCAAAGCAATCAAGCCGTCACCGTACAAGTACGGCACACAGCTTTTTGAGATGAACCACCTGCTTGAAACGGCAAAGCTCCAACGGGCTTTCCAGACGGGAACCTATGAGCCGCAGCCGGGCGTAAAGTTCGAGATCAAGGAGCGAGGGCATGAACGCTTTATCACCAGCACAGCAACGGCGGACAAAGCCGTGTCGCACCTGACCTGCGACGAGTATCTAACGCCGCTGCTGGCAAAGTACCTGCAATACGATAACTCCGCATCACAAAAGGGCAAGGGCGTGGCATTTCACCGCCACCGCTTCAAAATCCACCTGCGGCAGTATTATGAGCGGGAGGGCACAAATGAGGGCTATATCCTGTTTTCTGATTTTTCCGGCTACTATGCAAACATTTTGCACGATGTTGCACTTGCCCAACTGGAAAAGTATCTGGCGCGGGAAATTGCAGACCCGGCAGAGCTTGCGCAGGTCATGGGCGTTCTGCGGGTCACGTTCAAAACCTACGAATTGGACGTTTCAAGATTCTCCGATGAAGAAATTCAGAGAATGTACCGGGAAAAGGTTAGTTCCACGCTCAATCTTGGCGTTCCTGCATCCGCCCTGACCGGGCAAAAAATGCTGCGCAAGGGCGTGGACATCGGAAACCAGATCTCGCAGAACACGGGCGTTTTTGTGCCGGTGCCGATAGATAACTACATCAAAATTGTATGCGGCATCAAAGAAGCCGCCCGATATTCGGATGATTTCTATATGGTCGCCCGCACAAAGGAAGAACTGCATGAGGCTATGGCGGGAGTACGCCGGGAAGCAGCAGATTTGGGCCTTATCATCAACGAAAAGAAAACCCACATCTGCAAGCTAGGCGGCAAATACCGCCACCTGCAAATGCTGTATTCCTTGCACCCTGACGGTGAGATTACCTGCAAGATCAACCCGAAAGCTATTACCCGCGAACGCCGAAAGCTCAAAGCCTATAAGCGGCTGGTGGATAATGGCCGAATGGAATACCGAGAAGCTGAAAACAATTTCAAATCATGGATTTGCGCCAACTATAAGTTTATGAGCAAGCAGCAAATCCGCAACATGACAGCACTCTTTAGAGAGCTGTTCGGAAAGGACATCACATGGAAAAAGAAAAGCGGACATGGACGGTTACGCTGGCTGATGGGGCAAAAATCGAGGGCTTGACCCTCAACAGCGGCGCGAACACGTTCCACTCTGAAACCGAGATCACCCCGGAAATGTTTGACGGCAACTTGTCGGAGGTGCATATCTCCGCCAGCGACGGCGATATGACCGGGTGCGCCTACCCGGACACCCTGCACGATGCAGAGCTTGTGCAGATCATGCAGCCCGCTGACACCCCGGACGGTCAGTGGGCTTTCATTCTGCGCGAGATTCCGGCAGACCAGCTTTTCATGGCAAAGATTCAGGCGCAGCTTGATTTCCTTGCCATGAGCGCAGATGTTGATTTGGAGGATATGTGACATGGAAACCAAACACAGCAAGAAATTCAATGACATCAAGTTCTACTACGATCACCACATTTGGAGCAAAGCGACCGTGAAGAAGGCTTGCAAAACTGGCCGCATCACCGCCGCCGAGTATGAGGAAATCGTAGGTGAACCGTATGCAGCATAAAAGCTGGCCCGCCCTCTGCGAAAGCCTGCTGGACAGGCTGGAAGCAGCAGGGGAGCCGACCACCACGGAGCGGGCCGAATTTGGCGTGCTGATGGTGGATTGCTGCATGAAAGACTGCGGCGCAGACCTGCGGCCCAAATCCGAACAGATGGGAGGTGAACCGAAATGAGCCTGAAAGCCATCTGGGAAGCATGGGGGCCTGTCATGGTCACGCCGGCCGTCATCGTCCTGCTGTCCCTTGTCGAGATCGCACCCATCAAGATCAATCCGTGGTCGGCTATTATGAAGTTTTTGGGCAGCCGTCTGAACTCCGACGTCACGGCCCGCCTTGACACGATGCAGCAGTGCCAGACCGAAACACGGCAAAGGCTGGACGAGCATATCGAAAAGGACGACACCCAGACCGCCAGCCTTTGGCGAACCCAAATCCTACGTTTCAATGATGAACTGCTGCATGACCGGCGGCATACAAAAGAACACTTTGACGAAATCCTTGGCACGATCAAGGACTACGAGGGCTACTGCTCCACGCACAAGAATTTCCCGAACGGCAAGTGCGTCCATGCCATCGACAACATCAACCGCGTATATGACGAGCTTTTAGAAAGTCACGATTTTCTGTGAAAGGGGCTGATTTTATGAGCATCGTAACATATAAGCGCGGGGACACCACCGCGCTGACCAAAAATTTTACCCGCGACGAGTTCGAGTGCCAGTGCAAAAAGTGTGAAGCCCAGATGATCGACACGGAGCTTGTGGAAAAGCTGCAACGCATCCGGGACGTGCTGGGCGTCCCGCTGAAGATCACGTCTGGCTATCGCTGCGTTGTCCATAACGCAAGCAAGGCCGTACAGGGCAGCCGTACCAGCAAGCACCTGTATGGCTTTGCGGCAGACTGGCGCACCCTCAACCGCACCGTCAACCCGGTCGCGCTTGGCATCATCGCACAGGCGGTCGGTTTTGGCGGCATCGGCATCTACTGGCACCCCAAAGCGGCCATGTGCCACGCGGACACCCGCGCAGGCAAGGCAACGTGGCTTTGCACGTCGCCGGGGGTCTACCCCTCGACCACATACAACGCCTTTATTCTGCCCACCATCCGGCAGGGCAGCACCGGGGCCGCCAACCGTTCCGCAATCATCCTGCTGCAAAAGCTCCTGAAGCTCAAAGAGGACGGAAATTTCGGGCCTGCTACCACGCAGGCCCTTATTTATGCCCAAAAGCAGCACGGCTTGACCACTGACGGTGTTTGCGGCCCTGCGAGCTGGAAAGCTCTTTCGGGGGCCGACAAGTACCTGAAAAAGCTGTGAGGTGACACCCATGCAGGAAGTTCACATCAACGTCAACCCCACCACACGCCACCAGCGCAAGAGAAAGGGCACACAGCGCGGTTTTATGGATAAAGCCGTAATCTATTGCCTTTTCATGTGTACCGTGCTGGACGCCGCGATTCTGGCCCTCTACTGGCACAGTGTCACGGCCCCGGACAGTCTGGCTATTGCTGCAATGGCCGCCCCTTGGATGGTCGAGTTTGGAGCGATGGCAACCATCAAGAAGCACAAGATCACAACCCCGGCCGACGACAGCCAGCCGGACGATGAAAACAAAGGAGAATAATCATGGACGAATTTCTGAAAGTCGCTATTACCGCCTGCATCCCCGCCTTTACCGTCATTTTCGGCTGGGGCGTTAACAAGGCCGCCAGCATCGCCAACAGCTATGTGCATAACCAGTTTGTGCAGCACTGCATCCAGAACGCCGCCAACGCGGTTTTTAATGCCGTGTCCGACGTCAACCAGACCTATGTTGACAGCCTGAAAGAATCCGACAAGTTCGACGAAGCGGCCCAGAAGCGGGCCTTTGCCGACGCTCTGGCGACCGCGAAGAAGTCCCTCACCACCGAAACGATCTTGTTCATCAAGGAGACCTTTGGCGACGTGGACGCCTACCTGACCCCCATGATCGAAGCTCAGGTGCGCAGCCAGAAAACCTATATGTGATGTTCGCCTGACGCCGCGAAAACATACCATTTTCGTGAGGTGCCGAAAATGGTCTTAAACGCGCTTTTTACAAAAAGTCAGCGTAAAATCAGCGCAAATTGCGCGTTTTGCGCGTATTAAATGCGCGCCGCGCGATTTTGTGCAGTTACCGTGCGATTCCTGCCCGCTTGACACCCGGCCAAAATCTGGGTAAAATAGGGCCACTTGAAAGGCTCCGGCCTTTGTAGAGAGCGGTGCGCCCGGTCTGGGCGTCCCGTTCTTGATTTTCTTCATTTGGCCGCCACGGCAGCACAAAATCCCCTGATTGGACCGAAGCCCAACGCACCGCGCCGGGTACATCGTAGGCAGACCGGGGGATTTTTTATTTGCAGCTTGATTAAAACTTGCTTAGAACTTGCTTAATACTCAACAAAGCAAAGGCCCATCTTTGAGCATTTTTCGCTCGTAGATGGGCCTTTTTTCTTTTGCACATTTTGTTATCGCACCTGTTGACTTTCAAGCAAAATCGGAGGATAGTATTCTTGTAAGGCAGAGATAAAATCTCTTACAGAAAGGAATGAGGTGAATGGACTTGAACGTAAGTGAAGCACTTCTCCGGGCCATCTTGGTTCTGATCAAGAAGTGCGAAACCCTTGACGAGCTGCGCGACGCTGTCGAGGAAATCGTTGGTGAGGGCAAATAAAAAGAGCGGTGCCACCCTAAGACAACCGCTCTAAACGCCCCACGATGAAGGCGGATCGGAAGCATTACTCCGACCGCCTTTATTTTATTACATCTAGCTTTTGAAATCAAGATGTTTTTTCACATTTTGCACCGAGTTATCAACACAAATGAGAGCAAATAATATTATCATTGCTGTTGACGAACTCGCAAATAAGAGTGATAATATACTTGTAAGAACGAAGTACGCAACACAATATTGATTATGTTTCGGAGGTATTCACCATGAAGAAGTTTGAAGTCGGCCACGTCTACTTTGACCAGTACGCTTGCGACCATGAAACCATTTCCACCATCAAGATCATCAAGCGCACCCCAAAGACGGTCGTCTTTGAGCGCAACGGCAAGACCCGCCGCGCAAAGCTCTACGAGGACAGCAACGGCGAGTATATCATCCCTGACCACTATTCCATGGCCTGCGTCTACCGCGCAGAGCGGGAGCTGCTGGACGAGGAGCCGGAGCAGCCCGCCACCGCCCCTGCCGAGCAGGAGCAGCCTGCCGCAGCGGATAACACCATCCGTTTCCCGGCTGCTGCACAGGCTCCCGCCGCTGGCTACTCTGTCGCTGGCCCGCTGGTTGACTACACCATGCGCGAAATGGTGCTTTCCATCTTTGACAAGAGCGACCTGCGGGCAAAGGAACTGGACTTCCTTGCAGCCCTCACCGACCGCGCCAGCAGCGTGGCCCGATAAGGGCCGCTGCTGGGCCTTTTGGCAGCGGCTTTTCTTTTGCCCCATATACTCACAAATGAGAGTAAAAATGTTATCTTGCCTGTTGACTTGCTCCCATTTGTGAGTGATAATATAGACACAAGGGAACCACAAACACACATCAAAGAGCATTTGGAGGTATTTACCATGACTAAGTTCACCGACGGCAAGCAGATCGCAACCATCACCATGACCGACAACAACACCGGCTGTGACTACGAAAACGAGTTTTTCGAGGTCGGTGGCCTGAAGCTCGACGAAGAGCTGAACGCCTACGAGGTCGAGGACGTCACCTACCTAACCGACTACGCCCAGAGCTATGTTGATGGCACGAACCCCGACGTCGATTACACCGAAGACGAAAACGGCAACGTCATGGACACCCACACCACGCTGACCTACACCATCGAAAGCCTGTAAGGAGGGCAAGACCATGAGAGAAGCTAAAGAGATCGCCGCAGACATCAACGCCGCCGATACTTGGGAGCCTGAACTTTGCGCGGAGCTGTGCGAAGCGGCCGGCATGACCGCCGAATGGGAAGCGGCTGGCCCGGACGACTTTGAGCGCGTCCTGTTCGATGCAGCCGAAAAGCTGGGCGTCGAAATCATCTGACCAGCAGCACGACAAAGGCCCGGTAAACCGCGATTTGCGGCACCGGGCCTTTTCTCTTTACTTTTTCAGCTTGACGGCTGTTCCCATGGAGTATGTGTAGCTGGTTTTCATGCCGAAGCCGACGTTCTGGAAGCGAACTCCGATTATGGCATCAGCTCCAACCTTTTCACCTGCGCGTGTCAGATCGGCCACGAGAGCGGCGTTCACATTTTCGCCTACGACGGAATAGTCACCGTTCCGGCACTTTACCATTTCTTTCATGCTTGGCCCGTCCGCAGCGGTAGCGACCGTCACAAGGCCGATATATTCGGCGATCTCGACGCCCTGCAAAGTGTCCGTTGTTGTAATGAGCATGATATGTTCTCCTGTCTGTGGCGGGCATTTCTGCCCTGTATTATTCCGCGCCGTCGGCGCGATGCGACTTGATGAAATCGGCCATAGCCTTTTTGATAACCGCGTTGGGCGACATTCCAGCAGCTTTGCAGGCGTCCTTGAACTCTGCCGCAAACTCCCTGCGCACCTTGGCCCCGACGATCATCATGTTTTCTTTGTCCCATTTCGCGCTGGCCCTTTTCTGCGATTCGTAAATCACGAAAAGCACCGCCTTTCTTTTGCTTAACAGTATAACGCGACGAAAGCCCATTTGCAACGTGGGAAATGTGTCGTTTTTCGTTGACACTGGACACAAAAACTGCCGAAACGCACCCGGAAACATTGATGTTTTACCTGTTGGAATCTCTGTTCAACAGTAGGACAATAAAGGCACAGCAAGGGAAGCACGACCGGAAGGCAAGGGGCGAAGTATGAGCCGGGAACGCAGTAAGTCGTGAGCGCGTGCTAAGTCAGTAGCCCACTTCCCGCACTGTTTTGGAAATCTGGGCAGCAGAGCAGACCGTCCAGAATTTCCAAATTTTTTTGAATATTATCTTTTCGCGCCTGTTGACAAACTCACAAACGAGAGCGATAATATAATCACAAGATGATTTACAGCTCGCAAAGGAGAGAACGCAACATGAAACGCTATAAGGTCACTGTCTACAACAAGGTTGAGAAAATCTGGGATGAATACGAAGTCAACGCCATCGACCCGGTGGACGCACGGAATGTGACCGTTCAGCGGCTGATTGACGAAACCGGGCACGGTCTGGACGTCTACGAGCTGACCGATGTTCGAGAGGTAAAAGAGTAAGGGAGGACAAAGCAATGCTGGACAAGAATGGTATCGAGATCAAGACCGGGGACATCGTGAGAATCACCGGCGCATACTTCAAAACCGACAACGCGCTCTATTTCGTGGAGCACAGCGACGGAGACCCCGACTGGTGCGGCAAAGACCATTGTCTGCTGAAGATCAAGCGCAACGGCGAACTGAGCAAGGCCAAAAATGCCGTCTGCTTCTGGCCGATCATGGTCACGGTCAACGGCTACGAGAAGTACACCACCGCAAAGCTGTGGAACAAAGAACATGCACAGATCGAGATCGTCGAGGGCATCGACAAGGCCCACATCGCCGAATATTTCCGCAGCCAGTCACAGCAGTGCGACAAGTGGATTGAGCGGTACTCTTGGGACTTTGGCGAGAATAGCCGCTCTGTCAACGACCAGAAGCAGTACAAGGCGTTTTATGATTCCGTCGTGGCAAGATTGGAGGGCTAAATCGTGAAAAAGAAAGTATTGAAGCCTTGCCCTTTCTGCGGGCAGGAGCATACGACCATCACTGAATCTAATACTGAGGGCATTCGGATTAGATGTCCGAAATGCAATATCACATTTACCCGCGATTTTTATGAACATCGCGGGGAATTGGGCAGGCAACGAACTATTGAAGCGTGGAATACTCGCCCTGAATAACCCCGCCTGATGATGGCTACATGGCAGCAGCCGAAACGCTCCACCCGGAGCGTCGCGGGAGCCAACCGCAAGAAAGGAGCATCCACATGAAAGCGAAAACCTACATTCTGCAGGCCGGGTTCCTGCCCATCGGTCAGACCGACGTGACAGGCTGGCGCACCTATTCTTTCCACACTGGCCAGGGAGCCTACGACAACGCCGTGGCCGCCTACCGCAGCGAGATGAACCGCAACAAGAACCCGAATGTCAAGTATCGCATCGTCAGCGCACATGACACCACCCGCAAGGACACCTATGTCCCAGTGTTCGGCTTTAAGAGCGCAGCCTGCACCCTTTAACTTGCCGGTAACTTGCCAGCAGGCCCGAAATATCATAATAAGGCGGTGAAAGATTGAACTATAAATACATCTGGGCGTGGGAAATCCTCAAAGGAACGACCAGCGCGGACATCGTGCGCGGCATCGTTTCACTTGCCCGGGAAGAAAACGCCCCGGCCCGGGCCATCATGCGGCTGCATGATGGCCACTGGCTGACCCTCGAAGACCTGTCAAACGAAGAGCTTGTGCAGCAAATTGAGGATGAAGCAAAAACAATGATGTAACGTCAAACCACCACAACCCGATACCCTATCCATACATCTGTCAGAATCTGGTGCTGGTACTGGTGGTACTTAAAGGTTATATCAATTTAATCTAAGAAGGAGAACGTAAAGGTTACGATAAAGGGAGAACCCGCAATGAATGACCTGACCATTTTTGAAAACCCAGAATTTGGACGGCTCCGGGGTTTGAAGATCAGCGGTGAGCCTTGGTTCGTCGGAAAAGACGTGGCCGCCGCTTTGGGCTATGTTGATACAGCGCAGGCCATAAGAAAGCACGTCGATGATGAGGACAAAGGGGTCGTTGAAGCGACAACCCCCGGAGGAAAGCAAAAAATCACCACCATCAACGAAAGCGGCCTGTACAGCCTGATGCTGAAAAGCAAGCTCCCCGGCGCGAAGAAGTTCAAACGCTGGGTGACGTCCGAAGTCTTGCCCAGCATCCGCAGAGCCGGGGCCTATGCCATGCCGGCAGCCGCACCCGCAGATGACGCCATGTTTGAAAGGCTCTGGGCCGAATTGGAGCGAAGACAGAAATTCAACAGCTACGTCGGGAAGTTCTGCGACTATTTCGGCTGGAGTCGCCGCTATTACCTGTCCGGGATGTACAACCTGATGAAGCGGGCAGGCTGCAACGTCGATGCACTGACCCTGCGGATGCAGGCCGCCACCCACGATTATGCAATGTCCACCGCGCAGGCGGTCATCATGGACGAGCAGGCATTTGAGCTGTTTTGCAAAATCGCAGAATACGGCATCCAGCGAAACCACATCCCCAAAACCATGGAGGAAGCATTTTTATGAACAACACCCTGACCGCCTTGAACAACTACCTGTTTGAAGAGCTGGAACGCCTGAACGATGATAGCCTGTCCCCGGAGCAGCTGAAGCAGGAGATCGACCGTTCCCGCGCCGTCACGCAGGTGTCACAGCAGATCGTAAACAATGGCAAGCTGGCCCTGTCGGCCATCCGCTGCGCCAATGAGTGCTTGGCCCCGAATGAAAAGCTGCCGCCCATGCTGGAGGTCGAAACCAATGCCCCGAAAGTATAAGCCGGAGGTACACGCCTTTATAGCTGCCCACGTCGCCGGGACGACCACGCAAGAGCTGGCCCGAATCACAAATGCAGCCTTTGGCACGAACTTCACGGCAGCGTCCATGAAATCCTACAAGGCGAACCATAAGCTGCGCAATGGCCGCGGTACAGGGCGGATCAAGGGCGCAGCGACCAAACGCTTCCCGCAGCAGGTCAAGGATTATGTCTTTGCCCACTACAAGGGAACAGGACACCGCCAGATGTGCGACCGGCTCTTTGAACAGTTCGGCATCCAGTACACGCCGGAGCAAATCAAGCAGTATTACGCCCGCCACGGCCTGAACAGCGGCCTGACAGGGTATTTTAAGAAAGGCTGCTGCCCATATAAGCCGCAGCCGGGAACACACGCACAGGGCTGTGAGAAAACATGGTTCAAGCCCGGATGCACCCCGCACAACCTGAAACCCATCGGCTACGAGCGCGTCACACAGGACGGCTATATCGAAGTCAAGGTCAGGATGAAGAAGTCCCGGCCGAACTGCAATGACAACTTTGTGCCAAAGCACCGGCTGATCTGGGAGCAGGCGAACGGCCCGCTGCCGCCGGGATATGTCGTCATCTTCAAGGACGGCAACAAGCGAAACTTTGCGCTGGACAACCTTGCAGCCATCACCAAAAAGGAACGGCTGGACATGAACCGTCACGATCTGTTCAGCAGCGACCCGCAGGCGACAGAAACCGGCATCCTGCTGGCCCGCCTGCGCACCACCATCCACCAAAAAGAAAAGGAGATCAAACATGGGTAAGCTGGTAGACGCTGAAATCACTCTGAAATATTCCAACGGTCAGTTGACCATCGCATCCACGCCGAACACCATCAAGGGCGACGGCCTTTTGACATACCTCGACTTGGCCGAATGTGCCATCATCGGGGCCAACTACAAGAACCTGAACGAAGCGATGGACATTGCTGCCGAACACGCATCCGCGATCATCGCGGCCACTATGCAGACCGCAGGCGACGAAAAGACCAGCCCGAAGATGGGAGCCATCGTCCACGCCGCGCAGGTTTCACCCTTTTACCTGCAATGCGTCATCCAGAAGCCGGACGCGCCTGCATCCAAAGGCAAGTTCTTTGCCAAAGAGGGCAATTTGTACGTCGGTGTCGATAACTCCGACGGCAACGCCTGGACGGAAGAGTTTTCCGACCGGCAGCAGCTTTTCCTTTGGTTTGCTGGCGCACCTTGCCACGACGCCCACGGGCAGGCCCTCAACGAGTGATATTCTATCCATAGCTCCGCAACACGGCGGGCAAATAAAAACGCGGCACAGAAGTCGCCAGACGCCCACCCGGCGGGCTAAAGCCGGGAGAAAGGACTTTCCACATGGAAAGCATGATTGACATCCTCTTTGACCAGCTCGTTGACAGTGACGCCGCATGGGACACCCAGCATGACAAGGCCACGCAGGACGCGCTTGCTGAACTCTGCGAAAAGCTCAACCTGCCCACCGTCCACGAAACCAAGCTGGGCGAGCTGATCAGCACCGAGGCCGTAGCACAGGCCCGCGCCGGATTCCGCGCTGGCTTTGTGGCTACGATGAAGCTCTGCGAGGAGGTCAAGAACAAGGCTGAGTAATCGGCCGCCACACCGGGACAAGCTCTGCAAACGTGGGGCTTGCCCTTTCTCTGAAAGGAGATCACAACATTGTCCAACAGAAAAGAACGCGCTTACAACGCTACCCGCGCCCATTGCTTTTATTGTGGCTGCATCGTAAATGCAATGAACTTCCACCTTAACCAGCCACAGCCGGGAGTTTACGTTGCAGCCTGCCCGGATTGCGCCCGCTTCAAAGGCTCTGACGATCTGGAAACTTTCCGCGCCAGACTGGAAAAGCTCTCCGAAAATTCTATTCAAGCCCGCCTTGCCCTCAAATACCGGGATGCACCTGCCCAGCAGGAGGACGATGCTGTATTGGAATCGAAATACCACCACAACAACAAGGTCACTTTCTATTTTGAGCGACACCCCACCCACCACTACGGCGAGTGATACGGTATCAATACCGTATGGATACATCTGTCAGAATCTGGTACTGGTGGTGGTAAAGATTATATTAAACTTAATCTTAGAAGAAGAAACGTAAAGGTTACTATAAAATAAAGCAGCCGAAAAAACATCGAGAAAAGTTTCCTTTGCTGTTGACTTACTCACAAACAAGAGTGATAATATAGTTACAGAATGAATCACAACTCACAACTGCGAAAGGAGAACACTATGAAAGCACTGAAAGAGCTTATGAACCGCCTGACCGCCGAGGGCCGCGACCTGTCCGAGCTGAAGCGCATGATCGACGATCTGGACGCCGCCGGAACCATGGACGAGATCAACTACTACGAGGGCCAGATCTACGGCGTTCTGGTGGGCCTGTCCATCATGGGTTACATCACCCCGGAGGAAGCCGATGAACTTCAGAACAGCGTTGAGGAAGATGCTGTTATCTAAGCTGCACACCGGGCAGGGGAGCCGCAAAGCCCCCGCAGCCCCGCTTACAGGAGGAAGAACCATGATGACCAATCTTTTCATGCTGGCCGGGTACACCCAGTATCAGGCCCAGTGCATTGCACCGTTCGGCTACGTCGTCGCCGCCGGGATTCTGGTGCAGGCCGTCGCCCCGGCCGTTGACCGCTACATCTACCGCCGCCGCTGGGAAGAAGTCCAGCAGCGGGAAGCGGCAGCGGCAGCAGCCCGCGCCGCTGAACAGCGCAAGGAAGCTCACCGCCGCGAGGTGATGGACTTCCTGCTGAACGAGGCCGCCTGATGGCCTGATTTTTTATGCCCTTATCGCTCATAAATAAGAGTGAAAAACGCCAAACCAAAGCAAAAAACGCTCACAAACAAAAAAGGAGGTCTGTGAATGGACATCAACACGAAACTGAAAAAGCTGCTGGAAGATTCCGGCCAGCGGCAGGCAGAGGTGGCCCAGAAGTGCGGCTTGACCCCTGCCAACCTTAGCCGCGCACTGACCCGCGATCACAATCTGAACCTGTCCACGGCTCTGAGAATCGCCGACGGTATCGGCTTGGAGCTGCGCATCGAGGACGCCAACGGCAACCGCCACCCGGCAGCCGACCCGCAAAAGTTCGCGGAAGCCGCGGCTGATACGTCGCTGAACTGGGACGACGTGGAAGCTATTCTCAGTTCGCTGGGCTTTTATCTTGAATTCGACTGGAGGTAAACCACATGACCGACAAAGAAATCACGGAGCTGAACCTGAAAAGTGCCACCTACTACGGCGCACAGCTCCAGATGAACCACTTCACCGAAGAGCTGGCCGAACTCATTCAGGCCGCCGCCGAGGGCGACCCGCAGCACATCGCCGAGGAAATCGCCGACGTGGAAGTCATGGTCGAGCAGATGGAATATTTGCTTTCTCTCGATACGATCTACATTGAGAGCTGGGCAACGCACATCCTGCTTGCAAACGATATTGAATCCTGCATCTGGCATCTGGCTGCGCCCATCAAGAGCATCAACAAGCTGCGCCGTGTCAATCTGGCGACCGCCGCCGACCCGGATATGTCAAAAAGCGAAGTTCAGATCAAACGGCAAACCGCAAACCACGACCTTGAAACCGACATTGGAGAGCTGGTTTCCTATCTGAACTGGCTGGCCGGATGTTATAGCATCGCTGCCGAGGAAATCCGGGAAATCAAGTCCTACAAGGTGCAACGCACCCGCGACCGCATCGAACTTGAAACCGGCTCCATCTGCAAAAAAGTTGTTGACGACAAGGCGGCTGCACAGGCCCAGGATTTAGCCGACTACTGCAAACAGCAAACAGAGTGTGAACCCGGTGGCTGCATCTTTGCCACGACTGGCGAGGGCTGCATCTTATCTGATTATGTTCGGCCTGAACTTTGGCCCGATGCCATCGCCAAACAGCAGCAGGAGGGGCAGAAGAATGGATAAGCCCAAAAAAATCAAAATCGGCTGCTGTCCGTTCTGCGGCGGCAACATCAAGCGGTCCAACATGAAAGCCTTTTCCCGGCAAAGCCAGATTTACGGCTTCAACCTTGCGCTGGATGGCGTGGACGCCACATGGGGCGCACTGATCTATAACTTTTCCGCAGAGCTGGAATTGAGCGCAGAACAGACCGCAAAGCTCACCACGCTGGGCGAAGAATATGACAAGATGATTCGCTCTTTCCGGGAAGCCGACCTGCCGCCGGAAGAATTTGCCGAATACGTCGTTGCAAAGGCCGAGGAATGCAAGGCACGTCTGAAAGAAAGGTGGGGCTGATTATGGCACTGACAAAATTTGTGAACGTCTACAAATGCCGCCTTTGCGGGGAAATGTTTACCAGCAGCGGCACGAACAGCGAGATTGCAGCATGGAAAGGCACTCTCCATGAGATTATGAAAGCAAGCGGCCTTGATACGCCGTGTTCAACGCCCGAAGTTACGCCGACCATGTTCGAGATGCACAGCTGCAAGAATGGCAGCTACGGCGTGGCAGACTTTCAGGGCACACGAAAGGCGGCCGACAATGATGCAAGCCTGTGAGCAGCTCTCTTTATTCTCCATCGTCCCGCAGGCGGCCCGGACGGCCATCTGCTGCATGGATGGGGAGTGCAAGGCTGCTGCGCCTGCCGAAAGCTGGATGGCTGACCTTGTTCCCGGTGGGGAATATGCGATCAGCATCGCGGGACACACGCTGGTTTTGAAGCCTGTGCCCGGTACGCCTGCCGGCATCCAGCGGGGGCACGAATACTATCACTACACCATCGGCCCGCGCCTGTACGCGGGAACATTCGTCGGGAGGATGCAGCATTGAGAACTCTTGAAGAAATCGACCGCGATCTTGAAATCGCCTACGCCGACATGAGGAACTTTATTCACAGCGGCTTCTCGATCTCCCCGGTGCTGGAAGATGACATCGACGAGCTGCGGGACGAACGTGCCGCTGTGGTCAAGGCCATTCAGGACGCGGGCCTGATGCGATATGAAGTCTGCATCCTGCCGAAGCCGGAAAACACGTCCAGCTATTGTGCCGCGTTCTACAAGATCACGGCCACGAGCCAAAATCAGGCTTTCGAGCATGGCAAAGAAACCTTTATCCGTGGTTTTGCGAACTGCGGCGTCACCGCCGAAAATTTTGACGCTGAATATGACATCGGCGTCACGAGAGGGGAAAAGATCGAATGAAAGCACACGTTTCCAACGGCTGCAAACCCTGTCCGTTTTGTGGCGCACCTGTCACGGTGCGCCTTATGAAGAAAGGCCCCGACTTCATTGCCTGCACCAACAAGCAGGAGTGCGGCGCAATCGTCAGCTTTAACAATATCCCGTGCGACTGTTTCGGTGCATCCCCGGTGGATTACTTCAACAGGAGGGCCAGCGATGAGCAAGTATCTGAATGATCACCCGGACGATGGCCGCAAAACCGTGACCGAGGATTGTCCCACCTGCGGCAATGAGGTCACGATGGTCTGGGACGTCGAACAGAACGGCTACAAGGCCACCTGCCCCTTTTGCGGCGGCCGTCTGATGCTCTGCGACGAGTGCCAGCACCCGAACGGCATCTATACCGACGACTGCGATTATGACCCCTTGACCAAAAGCTGCCGCTACAACTGCGAAGCCAACCATCTGGAAGCCGAAAAAGCGGTCAAGCTCCTGTCCCAGTTCTGCAAGGGCCGCACACAGCAGGCCGCGCGGCTGAAGCTGCACTCTGCCTGCGTTGGCTGCGGCTATGAGCCGCTTTGCTCCAAATGGAGCGGTGCAAATACTCCGCTCATGTGGACGTTTAAGGAGGGCACTGATGGCTGATTATATCGAACGGGAGCCGCTTCTGAAAGCGTTCAAAGAAAAGTGCTGCCAAGATGCCCCGGTGGATACAGCCACCAGCAGTGCCACAGTTGGTGCGATGCAGCAAGCGAAATCGAGATGATAGAAAATGCGCCTGCGGTCAACAATACGCCGCAGCAGTGGCAGAATTCCAGGCTGCACCCGCCGACAGAAGCGGATGCAGATAGGACGGGCGGCATAATCGTTTGGGCAGCAGCAAGCAGGCACCTTGATGTTGTGTTCTGGCAGAACGTCGTACTCTACCCCGAAGATCTTCCGTTCTGAATGCCTGCACATGAACCGAGCAAATCAAAGGAGTAAAAATGAACTCTATTCTCTACATTGACGATAACGGCAAAGCCGAACTTTACGATGATGACTACAACATCACGATCTTTTGCAAGGACGAGCAAGAGCAGCAGCGAGCTATGAAGCGGCTGGAAGTCGCAAACCGTATGCGCTGGCATGACACCAAAACCGACCAGCCGCAGGACAGCCGGGACGTCATCGTGTACCGCGATGGCATCGGCTCCGTGATGGGATTCTTTGACCACGAAATACACAAGAGGTGGCTGGACGCCAACACCTGCGCATTTCTGGACGACGTCACGCACTGGATGGAGAAGCCGGAAGACCCGGAAAAAACGGAAGAGGGGGATTCTGAATGAAATGTACTTTAGAAAAGCCGAAACCGTGTCCATTTTGCGGCGAACAGTTGCAACTCGTCACTGAGCTTTCGCCCATTGAAACGGCATCCGGGCAGGCTATCTCCGAATTTCGCATGAATTACTACAAACACACCGAAACGGACAAGTGTCCGCTTGGGTACGGATTTATGCTTGACGCATCTCCTGTCGAAGTCAGGAAGTGGAACACCAGAAAGGAGCAGGCACATGAGAAAGAGAATTGATGCCTATATCCTGCTGGACTTCCTTGAAGGCTGGCGCACAAGGCTTAAAAACGAGCAGATCATCGCCCTGAACGGTATTTGGGCCGCAAAGGTTGAGCAGTCCATCAAAGACCTGTCCATCATCATTGACTTTGTCAAGACCCACACAAAAACCTACACGGACGATAAAAAACAGCCAGCAGAAGTCAACGAGCAAACCATTGAAGCCGTCCGAGACTATATGCTGGACGACCTCAAACAATACGGCGCATCCAGCGTCAAATATCAGTGGACAAAGAGCACCGGCGAAACCGTCACGCTGGAAGTCAGCATCGAAAAGCCTGAACAGGAGGGCAGCCATGAAGAAGCAGCGGGCGATTGACGCCATTGCCCTGTATGAGCAAATTTCGGCCGAGGTCGGCTCCATGTTAAAGCAGCCGCCGGGAATCATCGTGTCGAAGCTCATGGCGATGGTTTTGCAGGCTCCGACCATTTTCCAGCAGCCTGACCCTTGGACGAACGTCGAAGATGGGATGCCGACCGTTCCGGGCGACGTCAACGGCCACGGCGAAATCACCGTCGCCGTCATGTTTAAGACCGAGCAGCGAGTACACACGATGATTTATGAGCGGGCCATCGTCCGCGGCAAAACCGTATACCGCTGGAAATGGCCGTGGGACAGGATTTACAGCGACGGCGGTATTATCCGCTGGGCATACCTGCCGCAGCCGCCCAAAAAACAGGAGGACGCCACCCATGGAACAGTTGAACCGCAATGCTGAACACTACGCCGACCCTACACCCGCAGCAGCCTTGAAAAACATCTATGCCAAAGAGGAAGCCGACCGCCTGCGCAAGATCAGCACAATGATGGCAACGCTGAAACAGGCTGCCGATCTGGCAGGGCTGGAAGTCGTGGGCCGTGTCGTTTTCAGGGACAAGTCCACCGGAAAGGAGTACCGCTGATGAACCGCATCCAGACCGTTATTGTGACCGCTCTGCTGGCTGGAGCTGTTCCGCTGGCCGTACAAGGCAGCATTTTGAACCACCGTATCAATGAGCTGGAAACCTATTACACCATCTATGCCGGCCGCTTTGAAAACTGGTCGAACCGAGCCTTGCAGGACGAGCAGATCATCGAGAACTTGCAGCAGGTCAGCATCACCGCCCAGCAGCAGCCAGCGCCGGAAAGCGGTCTGCCCGCCGGCATGGTCGCCGAATACGTCGGCGAGTACACCTGCACCGCCTACTGTACCGAAAAGCGGTCGCACATCTGCGGCACTGGTACAGGCATCACCGCCAGCGGCGCACCCATCACGGCAGACCTGACCGTGGCCGCAGATCAAAGTCTGCTGCCGTTCGGCACCGTGATCTACATCGAGGACGTCGGCATCCGTGTCGTGCAGGACAAAGGTTCTGGCGTACAAGGCCACCACCTTGACGTGGCCGTATCTGGCAGCCACGACGACGCTCTGCACTGGGCAGGCTACGGAACGCACAAGGTCTGGATTTTGAAAGGGGAGTAAAGCCTTGATACATGGAATCGGAATCAGCCTTACAGCAACGACGTTCGACCTGTCCAAACCATTGGCCGCGATGGCCGAACGTGCAAAGCAGGACGGCTTTGAATTTTACTATACCCGGCACATCGCCGAGGATGTTTTTGAGCTGGAGCTGCGCCGGGACTACATCGGCGTCAAAACCAAAGTGTCCGCTGAATACCTACAAAAGTACATCCCGCACAGTTGCTTAGAGGGCTTTTTGATGGGCGAGTATGACCGCCTGTCCTATATGCTGGGAGCTGTCACCGGCTGCAACAATGCCCCGGAGGACTTGAAATGACCTACAAAGAATTTTTGGAAAACAAGATCGACATCGCGCCGCTGTCCGGCATCGAAATTGACCCGTCGGAAATCAACCCGGTATTGAAGCCCCACCAGCGCACCAGCGTTTTGTGGGCCTTGCGCGGGGGCCGCCGGGGTATCTTTGCCCGGTTTGGCCTTGGCAAGACCGCGATGCAACTCGAATGGTGCAACCAGCTCCAAAAGCACGAGGGCGGGCAAACCCTGATCGTGATGCCGCTGAACGTCATGCCCGAATTTCGGGCCGACGCGGTAAACCTGCTGGGGATGACCGAGCCGCCCTACTGCCGCACTATGGCTGAAGTCAAGGCCAGCGACGCGCCGATCATCCTCACCAACTATGAGCGCGTCCGCGATGGCGATATTGACCCGCACTACTTTACAGCTGTTTCGCTGGACGAAGCGGCCACCCTGCGCAGTTTCGGAAGCAAGACCTATCAGGAGTTCATGTTGAAATTTAAGGGCGTCCGCTACAAGCTCACCAACACGGCCACGCCCAGCCCAAACCGCTACAAGGAACTGATACACTATGCAGGCTTCCTTGAAGTCATGGACACCGGGCAGGCGTTGACACGTTTCTTTAAGCGCGACAGCACAAAGGCAAACAACTTGACGCTTTACCCGGGCCGCGAAAAAGAGTTCTGGATTTGGTGTGCATCGTGGGGCCTGTTCCTGCAAAAGCCCTCTGATCTGGGCTTTTCCGATGCAGGGTACAGACTACCGCCTATGAACATCCGCTATCACAAGCTGCCCAGCATCGAGCGGCCAGACGAATTTGACCCGGACGGCCAAATGAAGCTGGGCCATGATGCCGCAATGGGCTTGACCGACGCTGCAAGGGAAAAGCGCGACAGCATCCAGATCAGAGCCGCCGAGTGCGCCGCCATCGTCAACGAAAGCCCGGATGAACACTTTGTCATCTGGCATGACCTCGAAGATGAGCGCAAAGCTCTGAAAAAGGCCATCCCGGAGATGGTGGACATCTACGGCAGCATGGAGCTTGAAACCCGCGAAAAGCGCGTAATGGATTTTGCACAGGGCCACACCCGGCTGTTCGGCACAAAAAAGAGCCTGTCCGGCTCCGGCTGCAATTTCCAGCGTTTTTGTCACCGGGCGATTTTTATGGGCATCGACTATGAATTTAATGATTTCATTCAGGCCGTGCATAGAATCTACCGCTTTTTGCAGGACAAGCCGGTTATAATCGACATCCTGTACATGGACACCGAAAGCGAAATCCTGCTTGCCCTGCAACGCAAGTGGCATCAATACGACGAACTGAGTAGAAAAATGGAAGAGATCATCAAGGAGTACGGCCTTGGCAGCCTTGCACTTGAATCCCTCAAACGAACGATAGGATGTGAGCGAGTGGAAATCACAGGGAAAAGCTATACCGCCATCAACAACGACTGCGTCGAAGAAATCAAAAACTGGCCCACCGACAGCATCGACCTGTATGTAACCAGCATCCCCTTTGGCAATCATTACGAGTACAGCCCATCTTACAACGATTTCGGCCATAACCCCGACGACAACGCATTTTTTGAACAGATGGACTATTTGACGCCGGAGCTGCTGCGCACCCTCAAACCGGGCCGCGTCGCTGCAATCCACGTTAAAGATCGCGTTCAGTTCGGCAACGTCACCGGGATGGGAATGCCCACGATTGAGCCGTTCCACGCCGATTGCATTTCTCACTTCATCAAACACGGCTTTGCCTATTTCGGCATGATTACCGTTGTGACCGACGTCGTGCGGGAAAATAATCAAACTTACAGGTTAGGCTGGACAGAGCAATGCAAGGATGGCACCAAAATGGGCGTAGGCTGCCCGGAGTACATTTTACTTTTCCGAAAGCTGCCCACCGACCACAGCAAAGGCTATGCCGACGTCCGCGTCACCAAAAGCAAGGAAGAATACACCCGCGCACAATGGCAGCTGGACGCACACGCATTTTGGCGCAGCAGCGGCGACCGTCCTTTTGGCCGCGAAGACCTTGAAAAGGTTCCGACCTCGAAGCTGCAAAGCCTGTACCGCAAGTTCAGCCGCGAGAACGTCTACTCCTACAACGAGCACGTTAAGCTGGCCGAAAGTCTGGATAGGGACGGCCGCCTGCCATCCACGTTTATGGTCGTCGCCCCGGGCAGCTGGGATATGACCGTCTGGGACGACATCAACCGTATGAAGACCCTGAACACCAGCCAGAGCCAGCGGCGCAAGCAGATGCACGTCTGCCCCTTGCAGATCGACATCGTGGAGCGGCTTATCAACCGATACTCCAACCCCGGCGATCTTGTGGCTGACCCCTTTGCCGGACTTTTCACCGTTCCGTATGAAGCAGTCAAGATGGGCCGCAGGGGAAAGGGCGTCGAGCTGAACCCGGACTATTTCCGCGACGGCGTCGGCTACCTCGAAGCAGCAGACGCCCAGCAGAACGCGCCGACCCTCTTTGACCTGCTGGAAAGCATGGAAGGAGCTTGACCATGAGCGTGATGCCTTATGAACGCGCCGCCGAAATCCTCGACCCGGCCCAGGGCGAAAGATTCACCGACATGGAGCCGGTAAACAAAGCCCTCTATATGGGCCGGGATGCCCTGCTGCTGCGAATCCCGCGCAGCCCTTACCCGGATGGCGACAAAAATATTCTGGCCTGCCCCAACTGCGGGAGCGGCGAATACCTGCACAATCAGGATGAAGCCGAGAACACCTGCTGTGGAAAATGCGGGCAGGCTATCAAATGGGAGGACTAACCATGAACAATAAAACCGAAACCCGTCTCTGCCCGTTCCGAATCACCGTTGCAAGGGCACACGAGCGCGCAGCGGATAAAAAATTTTCCGAGAACTCTATAAGGACTGTTTCGGCGATTGCTTCGGCGATGCTTACATGGCAGGCCATTGCCTGCGGCTGGAAAAATCAGAAGAGCTGTGATATAATATTCCCATCAAGCAAAACAGCACGAAAAGCCTGCAACGACGCTTCTTTAATTTTTGGCGCAGACGAATTACAGAATCGCTCACATTTGTGAGTATTTGGTTTGCTCCCGTTATCATGCGGGATGCGATGCTGATCTTGTAACTATTATAGCGCTTCGCCGCTGTAATATCCCGACTCTGTATCCGCAGCGAGAGCATACGCCCCCTGCGGCAGGATGCACGGCTGTTTTCCGTGCGCAGAAAGGAAAAATATTATGCCTTCTTTGACGACCTACAAGCTGCTCAAGCAGGAGCACAACGCCCGGCGGGGCGAGTTCAAGACCGTACACGGCACGGTGCAGACCCCCGCATTCCAGAATGTTGCCACCGCCGGCGCCATCAAGGGCGGCCTGTCTGCCCATGACCTGAAGGACATCGGTGCGCAGGTCATGCTCTGCAACACCTACCATCTGCATCTGCGTCCCGGCGACAAGCTGGTGGCAGAGATGGGCGGTCTGCACAAGTTTACCCGCTGGAACGGCCCCATCCTCACCGACAGCGGCGGATTTCAGGTGTTCAGCCTCGCAAAGCTGCGCAAGATCACCGAGGAGGGCGTGACCTTTGCCTCTCACCTCGACGGCCACCGCATCTTCATGGGTCCCGAGGAAAGTATGCAGATCCAGGCAAACCTTGGCTCTACCATCGCCATGGCCTTTGATGAGTGCGTCGAGAACCCCGCCCAGCACGATTACTCCAAAGCCAGCTGCGAGCGCACCACCCGCTGGCTCAAGCGCTGCAAGGATGAGATGGCCCGCCTGAAGCATGAAGGCATCTCCGTCAACCCCGACCAGCTGCTCTTCGGCATCAATCAGGGCTGCACCTTCGCCGACCTGCGCGTGGAGCACATGAAGCAGATTGCTGACCTGGACTTGGACGGCTACGCCATCGGCGGCCTCGCTGTGGGTGAGCCCACTGAGGTGATGTACGAGATGATCAGCGCGGTCGAGCCCTATATGCCCAAGGATAAGATCCGTTACCTGATGGGCGTAGGCACTCCCGGCAACATTATCGAGGCCGTCTCCCGCGGCGTGGACCTCTT